CTGATTGATCCAATGAGATATGCATATATGGCTAGGGATAAGGCTGAGATCCCAGGTCATCCAAGAGTTGAGTTTACTCCAGAAGTCGAGGAGTGGAAGCCAGCGGATAGGGTTAGTGGATATTAATAATTATTCAAAGGAATTTTAATGCCAGCCGATCCCATGCAGGGCCAAGTCATTTCCAATCCTCCCCCGCAGCCGCAGACTCCCGCTAGTCCTTACGGGTCTGCCTCCCCCAATCCTCCTTCTCCTGGAGGCCCAAGTGTTCCTCCTGCTGCGAGTCCTGTTCCCGTCCCAGTGGTCGAGGACATTGAGGACAAGGATGAGAAAAACGCGATTGGGAAGAAGCTTGATGGCTTGTCGGATGGGGAGATGGATTCTCTAGCCCGCAAGGTTGTCGAGGAATTTACTCGCTACAAGTCGGGCCGCTATACCCAGGAACAGATCTGGATTGAGTGCCACCAGAATTTCAAGGGTGTCTACCCGGCTGAGATGGATTTCAGCAATGGAACTAGCCGTGCTTTTGTTCAGGCCACCAGGCCCCGTGTAGTCACTGGGGTTGCGATGATCGCTCCGATCATCCTCCCGCCCGGGGACAAGTCATTTACTGTCGATCCTTCCACTAACCCCTATCTCCCGAAGTTCGCAGCGAAGCTCGTGGGGCAGGGTATCTCCCCTGAGGAAGTTCGTTCTCAGGTCATGGCTGAAGCCAGTAAGCGGGCCGATGCCATGGAGAACCGGGTGCAGGACGGGTTGGATGAGACTGGCTGGCCCGCCAAGTTCATCCAGACTTCGCTTGATATGTGCCTATATGGAACCAGCGTTCTCATGGGGCCGATGGCTATTGCCCTCAAGAAGAAGCCGATGGAAAAGAGATCCGTCTGGGAGCGGATCAAGAACGTCTTCACTGGACACTATGCTGCGCTTGAAAAGATGGGACTGGAGGAAGACTTCCGCCCAGAGATCGAAGTCGTTTCCCCATTTGATTTCTACCCTGATCCGTCTGCCCGAAGCGTCGAGGAGTGCGACTCCTGCATCGTGCGCAAGGTCGTTGGACGGGCGCAGTTGCGCGAGATGCGTAGACGAGAGGGGTTCTTCTCGGACGCTATCGATGAAGTGCTGGATAAGAACCCGGATGGGAATTGGGTCTTAGAAGGTTCGTGGGAAGGTGCTATCAACATTACGAACTCCCAGCAGATGCAATCGGCCCCTTCGGGGAGGTTCGTGTGCCTGGTTAGGTGGGGCTGGCTCAGCGGGCGGGATCTGCGCAAGGCCGGGATTTCGGTTGATGAGTCCCAGTTGGAAGAACAGATCATGGCGCAGACCTGGGTGATCGGGAACAAGGTCATTGCCCTGCTTGTGTCTACGCTGCATCAGGACCGTCTTCCGTTTTACGTCACCCCCTACAGCCTCATCCCGCATTGCATCTGGGGTGGCGGGTTGGCAGAGATGATGCGCGACTCTCAGGCCAGCGTTAATGCTTATGAGCGAATGAAGCTTGATAACGCTGCAATGTGTGCTGGACCCCAGATCTTCGTGACTGCTTCTCGGCTGATGCCGGGGCAGAACACTCGGGTTGTCCCGCGTAAGACCTGGCTGCTGCGGGAGAGCGAATCGGGTAGCACGCAGAAACCCATTGAAATCTACATGCCTGAGTGCCGGGTTGCAGAGTATCAGGCCAGCCAGGACAAGGCGCTCCAGTTCATTCAGGAGCAGACGAACATGCCCAACATGCTCATGGGGTTCGGCGGGGAGGGGATGCATAACCGCACTAGCTCCGGGGCCTCCATGCAGTTCAACTCTGCCGTCACCCCCATGAAGTCTGTGATCTTCAACATCGAGAATCACATGATCATCCCGATGATCCAGGCTATGTGCCGGTTCTATCTGGAGTTCAGCAAGGATGAAACGATCCGGGGCGACCACAAGGTAATTGCCAAGGGCGTGCAGGGACTTATGGCTAGGGAAGCGATCTGGGAGAAGGTTCAGGGCGTGCTTCAGTTCGTTGGGCAGCGTCCTGAATGGAGCCAGCAGATCGACCTGAACGCGGTGTTTAAACTTGCGCTCAAGGACACTGGGTTGACGGATGTGAATATCGTCCTGTCCCCGCAGGTTGTTGCCGAAAATCAACAGAAGCAGATGCAGATGGCTACCGACCAACAGAATCAGCAGATGCAAGCCCAGGGGCAGATGCAGTCGCAGCAGGAGAAGGAACGTGCTGTTTCTGATCCCAAGGACGCGATTATGGATCTAGTGAAGGACTCTCCTGATGGGAGTAAGTTGCAGATCGCTCTGCTGAACGAAGCCATCAAGATGTGGAACTTCAATACTCCTGATGTCATGGCTGCGATTGGCGAAGACTACCAGATGACGCACATGAGCCAGATGACTCAGGCGCATCAGCATGGGGTGGCGCAGGGTCCGGGGCCTGACGAGATGCCCACCCCTCCTGCTCCCGGGCCGGATCCCCGCGAGATGCAGATGAAGATGGAAAAGCACAATATGGATCTGGCTAAAACCAAGGCTCAGATTGATGCAATTAAGAGCAAACCTACTGGGAAACCCGCCTAATGGATGAGAACAAGAAGCGAAGGATCATGCTTTCGCATATGGCGGGGCTTGCTTCCGATCCCCGTTGGAAGTTTTTCCAGGACTACCTGGCGGGAGAGGTTGAAGAACTTCTTACTGCACTTGAGTCAGTAGCGCAGGATAAAAACGCATATATCATTCTAGGAAAGATAAAGGCGTATCGTAATATATTGCACTTGGATAACAACGCCATTAACATACTATTGAACAGCACCCCTGATGGGCCTGTCGGAGAGTAGAATATATGGCAGTTGCATTAACCCCTGAGCAGCAAGCGGTTTTCGATGGTATGCACTCTTTTAAAGAGCGTGAGTCGTATCTCGAAGAAGTCGCGCTAGAGGCTGTTTTCAAGAAGGGGATCAGTCAGCCCAGCCCGGAACCCACGCCGGAACCTGCACCTCCCATTGCGGAGCCAGTCCCGCCTGTTGTTGTCGAGCCTGAACCTATCGTCCCTGAAGTGAAGAAGGTTGAGGACGATGTAGCCGACTGGAAGAAGGAAGCGGAAACCTGGAAGAAGCGTAAGGCTGATGCCGATAAGGCTTTGACTCCTATTCAGCAGGAGAATGCCAGACTCCGTAAGGAACACGAAAACGCTTCATCTGAGATCGCTGATCTCAAATCCATGTTCGCTGAATTGAACAGCAAACTGGACGGGTTCAAGCAGCCTGTTAGGCCGGAACCTGATGATGACTTCGCCCTTACTTACCCTGATGTGGCTGCGCGAATCGCCAAGGCCAAGCAGGAAGTTGAGGGGAACGTTGACCGGCTGGTTAACGAGCGGCTTCGGAAGATTGAGGAGGACGCCAAGCAGCGGAGTGCATCTGCTGATAAGGATCGTCAAGAAGCTTATAGGGTGAATCACGAATCACGGGTTAAGGCATCGCATCCAGACGTTGCGGATTATTTCGATCCGAACAAGAAAGCTCCCGACCTGATTGAGTGGGTTAAAACTCAAGCGCCAATGATCGCTGCGGTAGCCAATGAACCCCTGTCGTATCCGCCCGATGACCTGATTTTTGTGCTGAATTCTTTCAAGCAGTCACAGAACAAGACTGCACCTAAGACCCCCTCTTTGGGCGATAGGGTGCAGAACGCGAAGTCCGTCCCCAGTGTCGCTGTTCCTACGGAGCAGTCGTATTTCACTGAGGAGGAAATGACCGACAAGCACATCGAAACGTTGCTGCGTAACGCCAGATCCGATCCCAAGAAGATGGACGAGATCATGGATAAATACGAGCGAACTTTTATCCACATGAGCAAGTAAGAACAAGGAAAATCTAAATGGCGAATTACGATGCCACCACTGCTGCTGCGCAGCAGGCTTCTGCCCTGAAGACCTACGAGAATGGAGTTGATTCGTTCCTGCGTCGAAGGGTTATTCAGTTCTCTGACCTGGCTACCCTCAAGGGCAGTGCGGTTGCCTCTGGTGATACCTACGATGTCCTCCCGATCTACGCCGGGGAGAACGTTAACGGTGTGACCCTGCGAGTGATTACGGTTGACGGCTCGGCCTCTACCGCCACTGTGGGTGATCAGGCTGGCGCGAACTATATCGGCACTGCTGCTGCGCTGAATAGTGCCGCTGCCGTGTATGGCAGTTCGGGTACCTATGTCCAGGCTGCTGCTTCCCCGTATGCCGTGACTGGTGGCAAGTATTACACCGCTGCTAATACCGTGCGCATCACCATTGGCGGCACTGTCGGCACCGCTGCCGTGTTTGAAGTGATTGCTTCGATTACGCCCATTGGCACCCTGGCGACTGTCTAGTTTTTAACCCCTTTTTGAAACGTCTTTGAATCTCGGAGTATAAATAAATGGCTATTGCCCGCGTTGGAAATAACCTGGCGAATGGGGCCTTCATTCCCCAGATCTGGAGCAAGAAACTCATTCGGAAGTATTATGCTTCCAGTGTTTGCAACATCATCTGCAACTCTGACTGGCAGGGTGAGATCATGTCTGTCGGTAGTTCGGTGGTGCTGCGCAAGCGACCTGATATCGCCGTCAACCCGACTACCGCCAACCAGAAGATCAACTGGCAGGACGTTGTCGATCAGTCCCTTACCCTCTCCATCAATTACGCTTTTGATGCTGCGATCAAGATCGACAACTTCGATGCGTACGAGACTGATGTGAACCTCCAGTCTGAACTGGTGGATGAAATCTCCAACCGTCTTCGGCTGGCGATTGAAACTACCGTGCTGGGTGGTGCGTATAGTTCCGCTACCACGAAGATCCCCAACACTGGCGCGAACGCTGCGTGGGGCACCGCTGGCAACCCGATCAAGGTTATCGCCCAGGCTCAGGCTGCGCTGAATGCGCTGAACGTTCCGGTTGAGGATCGCTGGCTGCTGCTGCACCCCACCATGGTTCAGTATCTCGTCCAGGAACTCGGCCTGTATGCCCTGAATGCTGGCACCCCCAAGGGGGCTCTCCAGATGGGTTTCGTGGCTGAACTGCTGGGCTTCTCGATCTATCAGAGTTCGCTCGTTACTGGCGCTGGCACTTCTGGCAACCAGTTCAATGCGATGTGCGGCCACCGGGACGCTATCACTCTGGCGACTCAGTTCACCCAGTTTGAAGCCAACGTGCCCCTCCAGGACTACTACGGCAAGGGCATTCGTGCGCAGAACTGCTTCGGTTATCTGACCTCGAAGCCTGATGCGCTCGTCTGGCTCCAGACCCAGATCAGCTAGTAAAGAATGACGGACGGGGGCGGGTTCAGCGTGAACCTTGCCCCCTGTCTGCTTTAACCACCCACTCAAGGGAGCCTAAGTGGAAAGTAAAAACAGCAGCCTGGTTAGCGAAGAAGTCCGAATCGACTCCATGCGCTGTTCTCGAATCAACTGCAAGAATAACGGGTATTGGATTGATCGTAATCTCGATCCGACTATGCGGTGGGAAATCCTCTATCAGAGGGCGAAACTCAGGCCGGAAGAATACGAGTGCGAATACGACAAGGCCATGGTTAGTGAAGTCGATAACGATGGGTACATTACCTGGGTCAAGGATGACCTTGAACGCAAGTCCTTCCCTGAGTTGAAGAAGATCGGCCTCGGGCTGAACGTCACGGCGCGGGACAAGGAAACGATGATCAAGAACATCCTCACGGCGCAGTCCAAGAAGCAGTAATGGAAAGGGCACTGAATGGCATTCACGGTAAGAGGGTTGCTGGCTAAGGTAGCCATGTTCCGGCCCGACAAGGATGAGGCAACCGCCTTGTTTGCCATTCAGGAAGCCGCTCGTAGCATCTGTCGTTATAGCGAACTTGCCAGGGAGATTCAGGTTCCCGTGGCAGTTCTGGCGAATACGCAGACTTCTACCATGGTCCCTTCTAATAGCAATGATCTTCTGCGGGTTGAGATGATCCGCTATGCGCCTGTCCCCTATCCCTCTGTCTACAAGGGAACCTGGGATGCTAATGCGAACGTCCCGATCCTTGCGAGTGGCGGGAAAGCTGCGGGTAGCACGGTTGCTGCCTATGGGTTCTACATCGTGTCTGCGGCTGGGAATACGACTATCGATTCGCTCACTGGATGGGGAATTGGAGATGTTGTCTATAGCAACGGGACTTCGTGGGTTGCGATCCCGCTTGAGAATTTCGTCACCAGTCAGCAGGTCAATAAGGTTTCTACGGATCTGATTGTCCAGACTCCGCAGGAAGGCCCCAATACCCCCGATAACTGGAGCCAGGAAGGGCCGATTGTCCGTTGGTATCCAATCCCCGGCGGAGACGCTGCGATTGAATACACGCTGTCCTATATCCCTTCGGGGGAGTTCGACACGATCCCCCTGCCTCGGGATGCAGAAGATTGCATCGTGGCCGGGGCACTGGAGTTCCTGTGCAATCTTCCCGGTGATGGGCATAACCCCACCATGGCCGCGCAGAATCATCGGATCTTCACGGTGGAGAAAGAGAACCTTCGTAGCTTGGCGATGCAGGGGTATGGCGGGGATGCCTGGAATCAGCCCGCGAACTTCGCCGGAAGAAATACGACTTCCTATACGTGGGTGCTGTAAATGACGAGCCTTTTACTTTCGGACATGATTTACTTCGTCCGTAGTCTGCTGGGCGATAACGTGAATTTCACGGCTATTGCCCCTGATTCGGTTGTGGGCCAGGACTACGACGATGGGATGATCACTGATGCCGTGAATGAGGCTATCAGGCTTTACTGCGAGATGAAGCCTCAGTCCACCTACATCGAGACTTCTGCTACTACACCTACTGGGGGGCGGCTAACTGCTCCCGCCGATTATCTCCATGTGCGTCGGGTAGTGTATGCCGGGAACGTCTTGGCTAAGAGTTCGCAGGAATTCGAGGTCATGACCAACCCTGCTTATTCAACGACTATCGGGACTGCTACCCGGAGATGGTATTGGGTTGACTCGAATACAATTGGGTTGAGTCCCCTGCTTTCTTCGTGGGCAGCGAGTGCGGTGATTGGGTATATACAGATGCCAGCCCTGCTTGTGTCTACGGTTCAGACTGCTCCAGTGGATGCGCGAATCAATTTCAACCACCAGGAATATCTGAAGTATGCGGCTGCGGCCTATCTGCTTCAGATGGAGAACGACCAGCAGAGTTTGCAGATGGCGGAAGCCTTCATGGCTGAGTTTAAGAATCTTATCGGGGCAGATTAAATGTCGCTAATCGGAACGGTGTATATCCAGCCTACGGATCCGGGCGCAGTCGGGTATGGCTATCAGTGGGCCAATAGTTCTACCGGGAACGTCTACGACCGCAATACCTCAAACACGGCTTGGGTGTTCCAGCGCAACTCCAACCAGGCGCAGGGTGGGGCATTGCCTGTATCTGGCGGGGCCATGACGGGCGCGATCACTGGGGCGAGTGGGTTTGCCCCTATTTCCAGTCCCGCCTTCACTGGGAGCCCGAATGTCGCAGGGGTGAATCTCGTCACCCAGACTGTTCTCACGAACTCCCTGGCGGCACTGACTACAACCCTGAACAATGACATCGCTTCGGCAATTGCCAGTGTCACGGGCACTTTCAATATCAACGGCCAGCTTGCCATCAAGAGTGGGACGGTGTCAGACGGCGGGACGATCCCGCTCCCGAATTACGGGGGGACGAATCCGCGCCAGGCCACGATCTCAGAAGTCATGGCACTCATGGTTGGTCCTGAAACTTATACCTACCAGACGGACGGGAATGCATCTCATCGCGTGTTTACCTGCACGGCTTCTGGGGCGCTTGTAGTTACCTGTAATGAACCCATTACTGCTGGTGGGGGCGGAAGTAGCCAGGGAACGGTGGCCGGGGCTTCGGTTGCGAACTACCTGATCATCTGCTTGAGGGTCGGCAATTGAAGACTCAACGCTTCGACTTCCGGGGTGGGGTGAATGTCGTTGGTGATAAGGCCAGCATGTTCCCCGGCTATGCCGAAAGCATGGGGCGTGGGCCAGGGGACCGGACGCAGACTGGGTTTGTGACAGTCATGGACAATGTTGATCTGCGCTCGGGTCAACCCCGGGCGCTTCGTGCCCCGCAGTATCGAGCGGATATTGTCCCCCCCGCCGGGTCTGTCCAGTTGTATTCCTATCGAGGGAAGTGGTATTTCTCGCAGTTGATTCGTAAGTATGTTTCGACTTTCCTGGGTGGTCATGAGCGAGTGATGTTCACCCAGTATGGGACAAAGCCACAGAAGATCATCGATGGGGCACAGGCTACGCTAGGGTGCATCGTCCCTGCGGCTGCGCCTTCTGTGATCAGCCAGACTCAGATGATCCCCAGCGTGTCCCTTGTCCAAGCCCTTGGGGGGAATATCCAGGCGAACGTGACCCGCAGTTACCGGGTTGGGGTTGAGACTGTAGACGGGATTCTCCCGGCTTGCCCAGCGATCAATATTGTTGCTGTGGTAAACTACACCCAAGTAACGCTTACTTGGAGATTGATCTACAAGGCAATCAAGTATCATGTCTATGCGGGGAATGGAAGTGATGAGGCTGAAATTGCTGTTCTTAGCGGGTCACAGACTTCCTTTATCGATTCGGGGAGTGGGGGCGGCGGCGGGACTCTAGCCAGTAGTTTCGACCTGGCGAACCCCTTCACGTATTTCTACACATTCTTGCGCTCTGTTCAGACGGTTGAGGATGAGAGCGGGCCTTCGCCCTTGTCTGCCTCTATCACAGCGGCCACCGGGAGAAGTCTGGTATTTGATCCTGTAGGGGATGGGTATCTCACCCAGGATAATGCGCAGACTATCACTAGCGGGTTCACACTCTCTAACAGCGCATCGTATATCGCACCTGTTGTAATCGCATCGGCTACCTACAACGTCCTCCAAGGGCTCACCGCTTTCACCACCGTAACCCCTCATGGGTTTACGAACGGGGATATTGAATGCTTCACTGGGTTTAGTGATCTGGCGTGGAATAATCTCACGTTCCCTGTGATCGTGGACTCGTCTAATACTAGCCTGTTCTACGTCAAGAATATGCCCATTCCGACCGATTCCAATCTAGGGAACGGATTGCATAAGGCGCAGCCAGCCAGGACGGAGATTACTCTTTCCTCCCCATTGGCGATCCCGCTTCAGGATTCTACTGTCCCCCCAACTCAGTTAACCGCAGTCTATATGGCGATTACAGATGGGACCACAGTTTATCCAGCAGCCATGTATAACGCGACAGTGATTGATTCTACACACTTTTGGATCAATCTATATACGTCTAATGCAACCCCAACGGCTCCGTCTTTCCAGTATGTCCCCAACAATGGGTATATTCTGTATCGCAATCTCTATCGGACTGGGGATGCTGCCGGGTATTCCCTGGTGTCGCAAGTCCCCATGAATACCCTGTCATATTTTGATGTAAAGGGCTACTCAGCACTCGGGGATGCCCCTGATAGTTATTACGAGGACAATGGGGTGACGGTCATATACGCTCCCCCTGATCTCGGGATGGCAGAACTCACTGAGCATTACGGGATGCTTTTCGGGATCAACGGGAATGATGTCCGTTGGACTCCCACAGGAAGGCCCGATGCTTGGCCGGAAGACTTCGTCTACTCGTTCGCGAATACCCCGGTTGCACTTGCATCCTACGCTGGGGCACTGATTGTCATGGCATCTGATGGGATCTACCGTCTGGATGGGAATGAACCTACCCAGATGAGCCTGAATAAGACAAAGGCAGAGAACGGGTGCATCGCAACTCATAGCGTCCAGGCAACTCATGCTGGGTTGATCTACCTGTCGCAGCGCGGGTTGATGCTGTTCAATGGGGAGGATGCCAGGTGCCTAACTGACACTCGCCTTCCCTATCAGTTCTTCAGCGGAAGTTCGACTCTAGCCACGGCAATCCCGTTCTGGTGGATTCCCACACTTCAGACTTACAACTACGCAAACCTGGCCTATTACGATGGGATTCTGGGATCGGACGCGATGCCCGCAAATGTTATCGGGGCGCAGGGAGTTGTGGCATCCGTTGACTGCATCCGTAGTTTCTATCATGAGGGTAAATACTACATCTATTGGAGCCTGACTGATCCTAGCTACGCAGCCAATACCGCTCTATGCGTGGACCTGGAACTGTCTTCCGCCCCTATTACGACGCTCGGGATGAAAGCTTATAGCGTATGGGTGGATGAACTCGAAGACGCTTATTGCCTGTTCCCTTTCTCTACCTATACGGTTCCCGCTGGGACGCTTCTAAACTTCGACCTATTCACCCAGTCTCAATGCACCATGGCCCCGCTGACTACCTGGGATGCAACCTCGGGACTGGGGGTTTACTCCTTCGCTACGGACCCCAGCACTAACATCCCGTTCTACGTTCGGACAGGCCAGCAGTCACTTGGGGATCCGACTGAGCGTAAGCGGTTTGATCATATCGAAGTTCACGCCGATAACTTCAAGGTTGGGACCATCGCAGTGCGTGTATGGGTCGATGGGCACTATGTCTGCGATGGGATGCTTGTCCCTGCGGAAACCCCATCCAAGGTTCGGAAACTGAATCTCCCTCGCCGAATGAACACGGGCTATGTGATCGATCTAGAGATGGCGGGGGATATAAACATTCGCGCTATTGAGTTCCACTTTGATGCCATGCGGGCAACTTCCTAGTGGCGAAATTAACCCATACCCTCCCTTCTTCCAATACTCATCAGGAGATGGTGAGGGTTGTTAACCAGTTATGGCAAGCCATCGAGAATGTCGGGACGATTACTGTCCCTGCTGTCGCCTCTGGGAAACTCGTATCTGGGGTTTCTTCTGGGTATGGAATAGCCGCAGGGGCGTTGACCGTTGCAAATAATACCCAATCTAGTCCGTCTAGCTCATCCAGGTTGAGTTCAACCATCACCACCGCATCTCTGGCTACCGGGGCAACAGAGATGGATACGATGCTTCTGTCTAAAACGTGCGAGATCCAATGCATCACTACATCTCAACCGGCATGGGTAAGGGTATACGATAACGCAATCTCGCAGTCTGCTGATTCCGGGAGGGGATACGACAATCCTGTGATCTACTCGGGTAACGGGATTGTGATGGATGCCATAACTACAATCACTAATCTTTCCATCTGGCTTAACCCCAAGCCAATTTTCTCTAATCCGAATGACAACTCTACGCTCTATATTTCTATTACGAATATGAGCGGAGCGTCTACCCCTGTGACCTTGAATATCACCTATCTACAGATGGAATCCTGATGACAACGGTTTTAATCACCAGCCCTACATCTGGGGCAAGTCTGTTGATGGGTGTTCCTGTCACCTATACTTGCATCCCTACAACTGCTGGCTATGTCCTATCTGATCACACTTGCACCTGGACCTTTGATGATGGATCATTTCTGGTTGGGGCAACGGTAACGAAGACTTGGCTTGCCTTCGACGCACACTTGGCTTCCGTAGTAGCGGTGTGTAACCCGACTTCGACTCAGGCAACGGCCAGTGTGACGATTACGAATATACTGCCCGGGGTTGTGATAAACGACTGGCTCTACCAGTTGAAGTTGGATATGACTCACTACTGGGTTCCCGCTGCCTATACTGCGGTGATCCAGAGACGTAACCTGCTGGACGCGACAAACCACACGTTTCAGGACTACGCAACCATCCCAACCAGTGTCTTGAACACCGTCTACAACGTGGCGAGTAGCGGAAACGTGAACGACCTTCCAGCCACCCAGCAACCGTGGATGTTATCCGGCCTTTACCAGATGGGCGGGAATCTTTACCTGTCCCTTATCAATGGGACTGAGGACAGGTACGGAGTCGCCCGTAGATCCCTCAAGCAAGCAAGTTACTTCCAGTTGACCGGGGTAGATGGGAGTGGGAATGGAGTTTTCACACAGGTAGCTATAACCCCAGTGATGTCAGATGGAAACGTCAGCATGGGGGTATTGCAGAATGGAACCTACAACGCAGACGAATGGGCACTTAACTATTCAAATGGGTATTACAATGGTTCTACGGTAGACATTAACACTTCTCCTTGGGGAGTGACCACACGAACCATAACTTCCAACCCTTTCATGACACCCTATATTCCGGTAAATGGCGGCTTCACCTCGCTCACACCGCAGGTTGTTGAGAATCAGAATGCGTTGTGCTACAACAGCACCTCCATGGTGCAGGAGATGTCGGGAACCATTTCGGACTCAATTGGGAACAGTGTAACACTAATACCCAATCCTCCCGGCTACTACCCCACAACGTTTAAACTGTTCTATGTCACCGGCAGTCTAATCAATACCACGACCCCGTATTGTTTCAACCAGATTTCGTTCAATGTAGCATCTACCTACGGGGTTATCTTCTACACACTTAACACATGGGCAGGGGTTTCAACTACCTCTGCTGGGTTCGGAACACCCACCTCTTCCGCGCAGTATTACATGGACAATATGGGAGTGCAGCACCAGTTGCTTGCTCCGACCACAAATGGAAGTGATATCCTAGTGGGTGTTTGCGGCAGCAACCAGGCGGCAACCTATAACGTAGCGGGGACCACCGCAATTGCCTACCAGAGTTTCTACGTATGCCATCCATCTGACCTTACTCATCACTACACCCCGTTTTCGTCGCTAGGGAGCGATGGGTGCATCTACCATATCGAGATCCCTGAAGCGAGTGTTGCCCAGTATTGGAGAGACAATACCCTCCTTACTCTGCTCAATACAGGCGCAAGTCCCGCCCCAAGGCCGCTCATGACTGGGCAGCGTTGGCCATTGGGTTCAATGGCGTTCTCTACCGACCTCCCGGTTGTTGATGGGACTCCCTCCCCTGGGACGCTCCTGAAGGTCGCAGCAAGTGATCATGTCCATCCCTCTGATCCGACTAAGGCGAACCTGTCAGGATCTACATTTACTGGGGCTGTGACGGCTCCTAGTTTCAATGGGATCACTGGGGAGGCATCATCCTCTCCGTTGATGGACGGGGTGGCTGCGGTAGGGATATCAACGCTTGTTTCTCCGCAAGATCATGTTCATCCATCCGACACTAGCCGGGAACCAGCACTCGGAAACCCTGGGACGAGCGGGTTTGTTTTATCCAGCAATACCTCCGGGGTTAGGAGCTGGGTGGCTGGTGGGACAGGAGGGGGCACAACGGGGGGTTTAAATTGTGGAGACAGTGGGGCTCCCGTTGGGGGGACTGGCTTTAATATGGGAGCATCGGCGTGAGTAGACTTGTTTTTCAGTTGGCTCATGATATTGCTGTTAATTGGACTACAAATAACCCAACACTGGCGGCTGGGGAAGTTGGGCATGAAACCGACACGAACAAATTCAAGATTGGGAATGGGTCTGTAGCATGGGCCTCGCTTTCCTACCAAGGGGGCGGTGGAAGTGGGGACATGCTTTCTACCCTCACTAATACCGAATCGGTCATCTCCGGTGCGAGTAGCCCTGCGGCATGGGATACGATGTATTTGTGCAGTGGGTCGAGTTATACGGTGTCGCTGCCAACATCGTTGACGGGATTGAAAAACAAGCTCATGGGTTTCCGTATGGACCCCGGACTCTCCGGCCTCGTCACCGTTGACGCTGGGACCGGGCACCTGATCGATGGAGTGCAGACCCGAATGATGTGGGCCAACGAGGTTGCACTGCTCAAAGTCAATACGGACGAAACCAACTGGGCAAAGGTGGGCGGCAAATCCATTCCGATGGCATCCAGCCTTGGCATGAGCGGAAACCAAACCTTCTCCGCTGGGACCGTGACGCTGCTTACCTGCTTATCCACCAATATTTATAACAGCGCCCCCGCAGCCATGCAGTCAGCAGCCAAATTTACCGTTCTGCGCCCGGGCAAATATCTGCTATGCGTGGTCGCCAATTTGAATCAGTGCTCATCTGATTGCCAAGCCGGTATCTACACTTATAAAAATGGCGTTATTGGTCTACCTGCCATCGCAAACCCTCACGGCGGCGGCAACGGATATCCCACAGCGAATGCCACGTTCCCCCTCCAGTTGGCTGCTGGGGACTACCTCCAACCCTATGGGTATTTCAATACAGGGTCCTTCGCAACTTCATTTATTTACAACGATTCGGCAACACCTGGAGCCGACAATAGCTTTTCCCTAATCGAGGTGCCCACATGGTAACCCCTCTCTGGATTGACCATGGCGACAGGGATGGTCCTGTTCGCAACCCGGATATCAGCGATGCTGATTTTCAGGTTGGTCTGGTGACCCTCTACACCGGTGCGGCCCAGGCGCTGTTGGACACCACCGCCAGGTCTAGGGGCTACGATGGGATTCTCAGCCTGTGTAGCTACGCAGCTAGTGACAATGCCAAGTTCAAAACCGAAGCGTTGGCGGGGGTGGCATTCCGCGATGCCGTGTGGACAACCGGCAACGAGATCCTTGCCCAAGTCCAGGCTGGAACGATGGATGCGCCTAGCGTCGAGGCATTCCTAGCCCTGTTCCCTCAGATTACATGGTCATCTTGAACATAAGGAGGTTTCAATGTTGGATCGCCGTGCCAATCGTCTTTTGCCTCGTATCCTATTCATTGACTTAATAGATATCTATGACCGATGGATATATAGGTTATGCCAGAAGGCACATGACTAAACTGAATTAAGGGGATATTTGCTTGGCTAGAATTCCGTTCCAGTTCGCACATGATACTGCCGCTAATTGGACGGCAAATAATCCGACTCTCGCGCAGGGAGAGAAGGGTTATGAGACTGATACGAAGAAATGGAAAAGCGGGGACGGGGCAACCGCATGGACTACGTTGGCTTACGATTCAGCCGGGGGTGGGAGCGGAACCGTCACTACTGCGTCCGTAGTCTCTGCTAACGGGTTCGCTGGAACCGTATCCAACCCGACGACAACCCCGGCCATTACCCTTACAACTTCGATCAGCGGGTTGCTGAAGGGCTTCGCTAGCGCACTTGTGGCAGCTACGGCAGGGACAGACTTCCAGGCCCCATACGCGATCCTATCTACCTTCGGGGCGTTATCCAACGCCACAGGGTATCTCTACAACAATGGGAGCGGGGTATTATCCTATTCCTCATCTTCTTACACGTTGCCGACTGCAACCAGTTCCGTCTTGGGTGGGGTGAAGCCTGATGGGACTAGCATCCTTAACTCATCCGGGGTTATCTCCGCGACTGCGGCTTCTGTCGGGGCATTGGCCTCTGGGGCACAGGCAACAGACTCGGCCAAGCTCGGCGGAACGGCTGCTGCATCCTATGCCTTGACGGCAAACGTTCCAGTAGTGGGGACTGTTGTCCCTCTCGTTAATGGAACCGCCACTATCGGGGCATCTGGGAAGTGGGCTGATAACGCGCACATTCACCCTACTGATACCGGAAGACAGGCCGCTAACACTAACCTATCCAGCATCGCTGCCCTTGGAAACTCTGCGGGCTATCTCTACAACAATGGGAGCGGAACCTTCTCCTACGCCACTCCGGGGGGGGGTGGAACCGTTACGGGGGTAAGCACTGCGGCGGCGAATAATGGGGTGACGGCAACCTGGAGTATGGCTTCCCCTACCCCTGCTCTCACTATCGGGTTGGGCGCTATCACCCCTTCCAGTATCAGCACTGGGGCCGGGACATTCACGGGGACTCTGCTTAAAAGCGGGACGGGTTCTCCTGCCGCGCTAACGAATATTGCAATCAATTCCTATGATACACAAAATGCATTCATCCAGAACAATATCCAGAACCTATCTTCTGGGGTTGCTGCATCATCCGACTGGATTGCCACTTGCGATACCGGGACTGATTCCACCGGGTATGTGGATATGGGGGTTAACTCCTCTGGGTGGGCAACTGGAACTTGGACGATTAATGGGGCCAAGGACGGGTATGTTTACTGTGCTGGCAACAACATGGCGGTCGGGACCGATACTGCTGGGAAAAACTTAGTCTTGTTCACTGGCGGGACGCTGGCGGCGAACGCCAGGCTGACCCTATCCGATACAACTGCCACCTTCTCTACCCCAGTAACCGGAACAAGTTTCAACCTGATTACCACTCTGGCCTCGGCCACTTCCCCCATGAACGGAACGGCGGCGGTCGGAACATCAACCACTGTGGCTCGGCAGGACCATGTGCATCCCTCAGACACTTCCAGGGAACCCGCACTTGGGAACCCTGGGACGAGTGGATACGTGCTAGCTAGCACAACCGGTGGCGTTAGGTCATGGGTCTCCCAGGGGGGTGGAGGAGCAACCCCTGGCAGCATCAACTACGCTGCTACCGGTGGCAGCACTGCTGTAACGCTCCAGAAATGGATGGACTCCAGTTACCTGACCCCTGAAGCATTCGGGGCTGCGGCTGATGGAACCACAGATGACCATGACGCAATCAACAATGCGGCGACTACTTGCGCTAGCGCGGGGTCAGTGTTGCGGTTCACCCCGGGGAAGACATACTACTGTGGAACCACCACAATTAATATTCTTTGTAATGTGGATGGGGGAAAATCAACGCTGAAGTTTGCCCAGGACTACACTGGGACCGGCGTTGTCATTGGCTCATCTTCTGTGCAGACCCAGCAGTTGTGGATCGAATTGCCGATGGTCACATGCACACATGCCAGCTACACAAGCTGGAGTGCAACCCCATCCAGCATCGGGGTCCAGGTCTACAACTGTAACTCCTGCCACATTCGCCTTGCGGGCATTCAGTATTTCGCCAAGGGCCTTATGTTGGCAGCACTTGGCGCTTCCTACCTGACCGGGTATAACGACATCTATCTGGGGTTCTTTCTCGACAATAAGATTCACATCTCGATTGAACCACAGGACACGACTAGTTGGGTCAATGAGAACCGCTTCTACAATGGGCAGTTGCACCATGATTCTAGCTACGGAACAAACCAGCCCTTCTGTTATAGTCTGCTGATCAGGCAGTTCGGAAGTGATACTGGCATCACCAGCACGGCAACGAGTACAACCATCACTGCGTCTACCTACACCGTCAGCCAGGCTGCAAGTAACTTCACGAGTCTGGGGTTCTATGTCGGGTGCTGGGTTGAGTTCGCTGGGTCCACTCTGAACACTGGAACCTATCTGGTTACGGCGGTTGGCACCACTACGCTGGCGCTGGCATCGAACTCGGTACTTGTCAACGAGACAACCACGATCACCGCCACAACCCGTGGGGCCACCTTCGGTAACTCCTGTGACAACAACACGTTCTTGGGCGTTACCATGGAATCCGTCTGTGCAGAAGCGATTGTCTGCATCCAGGGTGGTCAGCTTAACAATTTCATCGGATGCCGATACGAGGCCACCACTACGCAGTTCTTCCTTTGTGGCATGGGCACGGCAGCACCTACAAGCTTCAACTCGTTCCTCGGCGGTTACATAAACTCGGGTGGAGATCCGACCGTCTTGGCGAACGGATGGACAATCCAGAACCGCTACCAGATTGGTGGGCGCACCGTCCTTAGCGGGTCAGATTCCTACGGAAACCTGCAACTGAGCAACGTGGGCGGGATCGCCAATGCGTGCATGACACTGTGGGGCGTCAACAACACAGGAGAATCCACATGGGCGCATCCTTCAGGCACCGGGTGGATGGGCCAGATCGGGGCATACAACTGGGATCTGAAGTCGGCAGCGGCCACTGTTCCCATGTTCCGCGCGTCAAGTTCCATCGGCGGATTCTACCTTGGGGATGGGTCCACCGCACTTAATGCCTATATGTCGGCTATCTCGGGAAACACCGGGTTTGCGCTCACCGGGAAATTGACTGTTTCTTCCACCATCAACAACGTGACGCTGACCGCCCCCGCCAGCGCATCTACGCTTACCATCGCTTCTGGATCAACCTTTACCTTAACCGGGGCCTATGCGTTCACCTTCGCCATTCCAGGGGCTTACACCTACACATTCCCTAGTGCCACCAGCACCCTGGCTGGGATTGGGAATGCGAATACCTGGAGTTCGGCGCAGACGTTCACGGTAGCTCCGGTCTTGACCGCCAGTGCGGGTGGGACTACGGATGGTCAGATCTGGAACGACTCTACCCAGCACCGTCCAACATCCTACAACGCTAGCCTAAAGACTCCCCTTGTCGGTACGATGTTCGCACAGACCGCTGATGGAACGAATGGGGCGGCTACTGCGGCAACTTCAATCCTCGGGACTGGGGTTGGGACAAAGACGATCCCGGCTAGTTTCTTCATGTCCGGGAAGACGATCAGGGTTAAGGGGACCGGGGTATTCACTACGGCTGCAACCCCCGGAACTGCAACCATCACATTGCAGTTGGGGGCGGTTGTTGTAGCGACTAGTGCCGCCACTACCCCAACGGTAAGTCTCACCTCTAAACACTTCGACTTCGAGTTCATGCTTACCTGTCGGTCCTCAACCACCATCCAGGGTGGGGGGAAGATATTCATGGATGCCGCGATCTTCAGCCTTGCCGTTCCCAACACCACAACCGCAACCATCGTTAACGCTACTGCATATGCAGTTGATGTTCAGTCTGCGAACTCTTTGGCTAGCGGGTGCATCTGGACAACGAAGACTTGCACTATCGAGGTTCTTGAATAGCATTTTAAATCGTATAATAACCATGGAGGAAGAAATGCCTTATTTCTATTTCGTTCTTGGGGTTGCGTTTGTCGTTACCGGGTTGATGATCTATAATAAAAACCAGCAGAAGATCAAGGACGATGAGGCAGAGATTATGTCTGCGGCGAAAGAGATCAACGCCAGGGCTGACCAGATCAAGGGCATCCTGTAGTGCAGGTTGCATCCAGGGAAGACATCCCCCGCATTAACGCCATCCTCAACGCCCCGGAAGTGCGTCCACACATCGCACCCGGGGTTGGGGAGGTTGATGCTACGGAGATCTTCCCTCGCGTCCTGTTCTTCTTGTTCCCGAATGGGGTATTAATGGGGGAGGGAATGGGGGGCGGGGAATACCTGGGCCTGTCTGCCTTTACCACGAAGGGGCAGGGACTCCCCAGTGTTGTTGCCCATCACCAGGCTTTCGACTATATGTTCTTCAAGACAGATGCCACTCGTTTAAACGCTACTGTAAGCAGGGACAACGAGAAGGCTCGGAGGAACCTGAAGGGGATCGGGTTCACTCGGATTGTGGATCTGGGGAACCCACGCATCATCGCATCCCTCGACTGGGATGACTGGGCGTTACAGAGTAAGGAAGCTCTCAGGACGAGTTCTGAGTTCGCTTGGGCTAACTCCCTACCCGAACACGAACGGCGCGTCCTGGGGGCCTTTGCGCTCACCGTAAGGGGCGGCTGGCCCGGGAAGGCAGTCGCGCAGTTCAATAAGTATGCCCACTTGAATCACCTGTCTCATATGAGAGTCATGAGCGACATCTATAACGTGTTCTCATATAACGACAATCGCTTCGTCATAATGGATAACATAATAGAGTAGGGTTTTTTAATCGATTATAATGGAGCAAAAATGTCAGATGATGGTTCTGGGGCACTGAGCGGTGCGGCGAGTGGGGCGGCAGCAGGTTCAGTAATTGGACCTTGGGGAACCGTCATCGGCGGGGCGGTTGGGGCAGTCGGTGGGCTGATGGGGGCATCGAAGAACTCGAAGGCCGCATCCAGCGCACAAGCCCAGCAAGAACAGGCAATGCAGGACGATCTTAACTTCCGTAAGATGCAATACAACTACGAGCAGCAGATCACCGCTCCTGCCCGTCAGAAGTATCTTGCCGAAGCCATGGACCCGGGTAGTGTCAACTATGAGGGTGCTAGCGGGGCGATCAAGCAGCAGTATGGGAATGCCGCACACACCTCTCCCTACAACTACGGGACTGGAGATAGTGGGTTGACGAGTGCCCGAAACACTACGCTAGCCATGGGGCAAGCCAGCGACCTTTCCGGGGCCTATCGTAGTGGGTTGGACAAGAAGACCGGGATGCTTCAGGTTGCGGCTGGGGCAGGGAACCCTGTTGGAGCCGGGGCAGGGGTTGGGCAAGCCTACTCGAATCTTGGCGGGATGTATGGGCAGCAGAACCAGATGTATAACAATGCTGCACAGCAGGGATGGGCGGCTGCGGCGAATGGGATTGGGGGTATTGCTAAAGCCTACGGGGCGAACATGCGCCAGCCTACCAACCCTAATTATCCCCCGACTACCCCCATTTACCCAGTTGTAGAAGATACCCCCAGAATCCCATATGGGTATGATCCCGCATCAATGGCGGCAAGTCCTGATTCAACTGGTTCGCAGGAGGGTTTTTAAATGGCTGGATCACCTTACGGACTTGCATACGGGATTGGGCAGATGGCATCGAACATCCCTGGGGATGTCATGGCGGGGCAGCAGTATGGGCTGCAAAGGGCGCAGCAGCAGCAGGGGATGCAACAGGCCGCGCAGCAGAATGCGCTGAAACTCCAGGAAGGCCAGGCTAACGTTCAGAACTTGAACGAGGAATACAAGGAGAAGGTCTACAGCCACAATACGCAGATGGGTGCGCAGCAACTCCTGAACGGAGACTATAAGGGCGCGGCTGGAACGGCTAATCTGCTTGGCGGCGATGTCGATCACATCGAACCCGATCTCGATAAGGACGGGAATGTCGCTGGGTATAATATGTTCCACAAGGACGGCACCCAGACGAACATGAGCGCAGATATGGTGGGCGCTATGGCTGGGGGGCAACTTGGGTATAAGCAGATCGTCAGTGGACTGGTGAGGAGCAAGGGGCAGGTTAAGTCGGCTGAGGTTCGTGCTGATGCTTCGACCTCCAATAACGCAGCCACTAATGCCACCAAGGAAGATGAGATCAAGTCGAAGTCGGACACTGCTGATGCAAACCGGAAGGCGCAGGCTGCTCTGGCTGATCTGAAAAACAAGAATAATCTCGCCGTCCAGGATCTTCGCAATAAGGGTGCTGCGACTAGGCTTGCTCAGGCCGGGGTTAGTGGCGCAAGGATCCCCGCCATGATCCAAGAGAAGGATAACTATAAACAGTATCTCATGAAGAATATGGGCATGAGCGAGGGGGATGCTGAAGATGCAGCTTGGGAGAAGATGGCCCCCGGCGGGGCCGCTTCCGCACTCTATATCAGGAAATCGCAGGACAAGGCACAGGACGATGAGATCAAACGCCTGGCTGCTTCTCCTGCCGCATTCGATCCCGCTGACCCGGAACATGGGAAGTATGTTGCTCTGCTCGAAGCCAAGATGAATCGTGCTGGGAATCCTGGAACGCCCAGTGCCGCCCCTGCTCCCGCGAAGCCGGTTGCAATCAAGACTGCCCCGGCTGCTGCCGCGAGTCAGATGAAGGACGGCACGTTGTCCCAGAGCGGTAAGTTCCAGTGGAGTTCGTCTACTGGTGGATGGGTTCCTGTAAAGGCTCAATAAATGGCATTGCCCTATGCGGTTCCTGCTCCTGACGATGATCAGGGGAAATTGCCCTACTCTGTCCCTGCCCCCGATGATAAGGGTGGGTTGCCTTATGCCGTCCCCGCCCCTGATGATGCGCCTTCAGGGTTGCAGATGGCGGCTTCCCACGGGAACCCAGATGCCCCTACTACCCCTGTAGTCGCTAGCCATGTCAGCAGACGAGCGGATCTTGCCCGCGCCCCGTTCTCTCTTATGGGGGGAGTGATTGATACTGCGAAGATTGCTGGGAATATTGCCAGGGCTGGGGGCGATGCCCTCTCCAGCATCACTGAACCTGGAGATATCCCTGACCCAGTGAAGGGGTTCGCTCATATGGTTGGGCAGGGTGCTTCGGAGATGGGGCAAGCCCTGAACCGTTACGTCGATAAAACCAATCAGCAGTCTCAGGACTTCGTCACCAAACACGGCAGCGATCCTGAAAGTTCCCTGTCCAAGGGTTCCGTTGAAACTGGGAAGTTGTTCGGAGGGTTGGCTAAATACACTGCTGCCGGTCCTTACGCTTTGCAACTCATGTCTCTGGAGTCTGGATCGGGAAAGGCCGCAGATGCTCTAGATCGTGGTTACTCGATCCCCCAAGCAGTTGAAGCCGGGGCGATGAGCGCAGGTATGGCTGCTTCGTTGGGCGCTATGCCCAATGGGGATAAAGCATACAAAACCGTCATGGGGCTCATGGCTGCGAAGGCTGCTGGGGCGTTGAAGATCGGAACCTACTTCGGGGTAGGTGATGCAGCCATCGACAAACTCGTATTCGACAAGTCGATGTCGAAGGAAGAATTCGAGAAGACGCTTCTACAGCAGGTTAAGACCGCTGCGTTCTACGAGTTTGCTCCCACGGTTTACAAGGACGGACGATTCGGTGGGGAAGCCAGGGACATCAAGGATGCCCAGCGCATATCCAAGAACTACTCTGACCCTACGCTTGCTGCATATGGGGAAGGGAAGGCGCAGGATGAAGCCTCATCTAAACTCCTTACCCACATGGAGGAGAATGGGTTGAGTGCCAAGGATGTGTTCGCCGGAAAGACGGACACGAATGCACTCAAGAAGGCGCAGGGGTTGCTCAAGAACGTGCGTCAGGCAGGGCATGGGGTTCAGGCTGTGGACTATGCCCAGCGGGCCGGGATGAAGTGGACTGGGGAGGCCCCTGGGGCGCAGCCAGATAGCATCAATGCAGACATTGCAAACCCGCCTGAAGTCCCTCCCGGGAAACCCGGACCCGAACTCCCGCCTGTTCTCAAGGCTGGGGGGACGCAAGCCAACTACGCAGCCCTTACGGCGATGCGCAAGCAGTTCCCCGGGGAATCCGATGAGGTATTGCAGAAGCGCATGGCTGCGATGCAGGGACAGGGCGAACCGTTCATCGGGGATGAACTTCATGCCCCTGGAAATGACCAGAGTTCCGTCCCTACTGATCCTGAAAATCAGCCGGTAGCTGCTGACGTAGATCAGATGCCATCCAAACCCGCTCCCGATGCTCCACTCAAGAGCAGGGATGATCTTCCCCCGGCCATCCAGTCTCGGCTTGATGCTGACACTCGCATTGCCGCAGGGAAGGTGCAGACAGACATCAATGGGGCACGTTCAGTCTATGACCCCCTGGTGGCGATGAAAGCGGCCATGGAGGAACAGGCGAAGCGCCAGGCATACTCTCAGGGAGTTCACAACCCAACGAAGATGCAGAAGGCTGCTGATCTGATCCTCTCGCAGAATCCGGCATATCAGAACATCCTCACGCACATTGATATGGCAGCTAAGGACATGGATGAGTCCATGACTCGCTCCGGATCTGAACGACAGGGAATGGCGCAGTCTATTGCGAAGCGATATGGGATTAGCGTGGATGAGGCTGCTTCCCTGATGAAGAATACGGACCTGTCGCAGTCTCCATCTCTCCCAACGAAGGGGCCGAATACATCGGGGCCCAAGCCTACCGTGCGGATCAAGGGCGAACCTCCCGTTACCCTGAGTGACCCCGCAGCGATTGATGCCTTGCAGAAGGAAACCGAAGCACATCAGGACCGGGTGAAGGAACTTCAATCTAAACCCATGACCACGGCAGAACGTGCCAGTGCCATCAAGGAGTCTGCTGATCAACTCCTGGCGGCAAAGCGCGATGCCATCGAGAAGGAGAAGCAGAGTGCCGTTCCGCAGCCAAGCGCAGGAGAGGTGGGCCAACTCCCCGGAGGGGCAGAAGGCGCTGGGACAGAAAACCTTGGAGGAGTTCAACCAGGCGTCGAAGGGACTGTCCCTGCCGGAACGCCTGGCTCCGCACAAGGATCGCAATCCGAAGTCCCCGCTCTACCCGAAACCGGGAAGCCTCTACCTCCCGAAGCACAAGCCCCGGCCCTGACTGTTGGGGATACTGTCACCTCCCCGACTGGGGCGAAGTTCACTGTGACGGCAGAAGGTAAGGATGGGACGCTGACCCTCAATGGGCCTAGCGGGGCGCAATGGGAAGGGAGTGCAGAGGAAGTGGCCAGGAGGTTTAAGCCTCTCTCTGCTGGGGATGCTAATCAATTGGCCCGCACTGGGACGCTCGAAACAAATCCGTCTGATATCAAGATGGTGAATAGCGGGATCGATCCCTTCCGCGAAGTCGGGAAACTGCTCGGCATGGATCCCGATGCTTCCAAGATGGAGGTGCTGCGCGAAGTCGGGAGTAGGATCAAGACGCTAGGGAAGTCGGTTGCTGAGACAACCATGAAGATTATGCAGCAGTTCAAGGGCATGTCGGAACGTGCCGCTACCCGCATGGCACAAGTCCTTCACGGGAACATGGATCAGCGGGGGAACGTCACGAAGCAGGGCGAAAGTGCGATCCGCCTCATTGCTGGTCGCGCCGCCATGAGCCCCGACTCATTCGGGAGAATCTATGAATCCATCCCCGAAAGCCATGGCGGGACGGTGTTCTCTTACGACATCTTCTCTGAAAATACGTTGGGGAAGTTTGGGGTTGATGGGCATGATCGCAGGAATGAGATCCTTGGGGATGGGGTTCAGTCAAAAATCCTCAAGAACTATGAATCCTATGTAGACTCTAAACTCCAGCAACTCCCTGAAGGAACACGGGTCCATATCGTCACCGGGCCTGTCGCAGCAGGGAAGACTTCTCTGGTTCGGGAAATCAAGGCCGCTGATCCCAAAGCTATCATCATGGAAGAACCCATTGAGAGCGCAAAGGATGGAGCAGGGTTACTTCATTCCCTGATGGATATGGGGTTGAAGCCTTCTCTCCATGTCGCCACCGGACACCCGGATGAAACGATTAAGGGTTCTATCCGTAGAGGGCAGGACATGGGGAGGTATGTCCCCCCCAGCGCACAAGCCGCTTACCATCAGATCCCTGGGTATGTCGCTGACATCTATGATCCTGCGCGGCAGGGTGAGTTTGGCAAGATTCAGCAGGAAGTGCCACTTCATACGAGAGACGCTAATTCCCAGGGAATGACTCGCGCCAGTGGGGAAGATGCGTATAATTTACTTCGTGAGCATGAACGCACAGTCAACGACTTGGGCGGATATCAGGGGATCAAACAAAGGGCTATTGATGAACACGCAAAAGCAGCAGAATCAGAAGGCGACATCCTCCACCGGCAAGCACTGGGAAAACACGGCGAAGTCCAGCCCGGAGGAAAAAGCAATGCTGGATATAGCCTACCGGAAGGCCGGGGAGAAAATTCAGGCATTCAGGGAAGCGGACAAACTGAAGCACAAGGACTAAAGCCTGGCAGGGAAGGGGAACGTGGAACCCTTGACCTGAGCGGAATCACTGGCGGGGCGGATCTTCTTCGTTCGGCCAAAGAGAAGATGGGGTTGGATGCTGATGCCTCTGACTGGGAACTGATCAAGACAGTCGGGAGCAAGATCGGCGGGATCGGCAAGAGCATTGCTGATACAACCCTGCGCGTGATGCAGCAACTCAAGGGGATCGGGCGGGACGTAGCCGGGAAGATTGCAGAGGCACTTCATTCCATCAACGAGAACGTTACCGGGTTCGGGCTGGGGCGGAAGGGGCAGCATGGCGGGATCGGGGATTACGATACCTGGGTTCCCCCGAAACTCTCTGACCTGAACAAGAAGGATGAAACCCCCGCAACTTCCCCCGAAGATAAATATGCTGTGAAGCCGATGGAGGAGATGCCCCCAGAGAAGCATGGGGTAGCACGGGATACCTTCGCCCCCTCAACTGCCGGGAAACAGGCGCAGCGCACCGCTGACATCGTTTCTGGAGGGGCAGCAGCCATTGCCCTGAACGCATCGCAGCGCAGCTATCAGTTGAATGATGCCGCGAAGATCATCGACAAGATGGCCCCCGAAGAACAGCGCGGGTTATACAACGTCCTCGAAGGCCCACGCGCAGATGTTAAGCACTCCAATCCCGTGGTGCAGAAGGCACTTGGGTATATGCGAGACTACCTTGACCGGCAGTTCCAGCAGATGAAGGATAGGGGGATTGCCCCTAACTACATCGAAGACTACTTCCCACATATGTGGAAGGACACGAAGCAAGCGTCTGCCGTCATGTCGCAGTATGTCCATGCCCCACTAGAAGGGACCAAGGGGCACCTGAAGGAACGGACTATCCCCACGGTGCAGGACGGCATCAACATGGGGCTTACGCCTCTCTATGACAACCCGCTGGATATGTTCAAGGCGAACACTCTGGATAGGGATAAGTACATCTATGCCCATGAGATGTTCGATTCCATGAAGGAATCCGGGGTTGTGCAGTTGGCTCCCCGTGGCAAGATCCCACAGGGGATGGCGAAGCTTGACGACAAGATCGCAACCTCGAAGGCGAATGGGGCAGAGGGAACCTACGTTGCTCCGCAGGGAGTAGCGAACGTCTTCAATAACTACCTGTCCCGTGGGTTCTCGGGGAACATGAAGAAGCCTTACGAAGCCCTGCGTAGTGCCGCGAATAATCTGAATGCCGCGCAGCTTGGGTTGAGTGGGTTCCACTTCCTGTTTGTGTCCCATGACTCTGCGGTGCTTCAGATCAGCCGGGGCCTTCAGCAGATGGTGCAGGACGGGGATATCGCCAAGGGCGCAGGGACGATGTCTGATGCGCTCCTGCCCGTGTGGAATCAGGTGAAGCAGTATAGGCAGGGGAAGGCGATTCGTGATGCGCTTCGGACTGGGGAATACCCGGAGGATCTGAAGTGGGTCAGCGAGTGGCTGAAGCGTGGGGGGATGCGCTCCGATCAGGACATGGAGTATCAGCTTTCCATGGCAAAGAACCTGGGTGCATCTATCGCAGCCATCAATGATTCGTCCACCTCCAATGTGGATTACGCCAAGGCACTAGCTAAGACTACGTATCAGGCTCCCCTTGCACTGGTGGAGAAGATTGCCAAGCCGCTCATGGAGGACTACGTACCCACCATGAAACTGGCTGCGTATTTCTCGACGCTCAAGGATTCGATTGAGCGGGCGGAACGGGGCGGGAACGTCCTGACTGAAGCGCAGAAAGACCGGATGGCTAGGAGTATCGGGGACTCCATCGAGAACCGGATGGGGCAGCTTGCCTACGATAACCTGCACTGGCATAAACTCACAAAGCAGATTGCCATGCTCTCTACCCGCTCTGTGGGTTGGAACGTCGGCACCCAGCGTGAGCAGTGGGGTGCGCTGAAGGATACCCTTGGTGCTGCGCGTGACGTTGCCCCGGGCGGGAGGACAGTCGAAGATTATCAGGATGCTGGGCAGTTCGGGGCACATCCCGCAGTCTCCATGCGCATGACCAACCAGGCTGCTGCACTTGCCCTGACTGCGATCATGGGGAGCCTTACGACCTGGCTCATGACTGGGGACGATCCCTCGAAGCAGAACGTGAAGGACTACTTCATGCCTCGCACTGGGGGGACGGACACGAAGGGACATCCCAACCGTATCGTCTTCCCTACCTACATGAAGGACCAGATCGATACCGCCGACATCGTGAAGAATATGGCGCAGGGGAACTTCCGTCCTGCGGCTGATTACGCTGGGAGCAAGGTTTCCCCTCTGCTCAAGGTTCCCGCCCAGATGGCGCAGAACTCCGACTGGAAGGGAAATCAGATCGTTGATGAGAACAGTGGACTGGGGCAACATGCCGCAGACTATGGGAAGTTTGCCGCGCAGCAAGTCCTTCCCCTCTCCATCAAGAAGACTTCCTCAACGCTTGCCGAAGGCGATCCCGTTAAGGCCGCACTCTCCATGGTCGGGATCATGCCCCCCAAGGCTTCTCAGGCTAACTCTGCCGCAGAGAACCTTGCCTCGAAGTATATCTCCGACTCGATGCCCAAGTCCCGGTCCCGTGAATCTGCGGATAAGAGCGAAGCGGTTGCTACTGCCGTGGCTGCTTACTCGAATGGGAACACCGATCAACTCATGAACATGCGAAGGACCGGGGAAGTTACCCAGCCTGAGTTCCAGAAGATCATGAAGGGGCTGCATACCCAGGACTACCTGGTTGGGATGGCTTCGCATCTCACGGGCGAGGAGTTGATGAACGTATTCGAGAAGGGAACCCCGGAGGAGCAGAAGCGGCTTCTGCCCATGGCTTCCCCCAAGGTGATCAAGTATATCCAATCTCTACCCATTAAGGACCGGGCTTCCGCTATGAGCAACTGGAAGCAAATGATTTCAGATTATCACAATCAGTAGATTCTTTTAAAGGAAGCATACATGACCATAGATCCCACCCTACTCAGAGTCCTACTGATTATTATCGGAGGCTTATTCACTGTCAGTCTTGCGCTAGTTGGGTTTATCGGGAAGAACTGGGTGGTGAGTTTGAAGGATCTAGCTTCCAGCGTAAAGGATCTTAACGCTACGATTGTGTCGATCAAGGAATGGGTTGTGACTGATTTCGTCACCAAGGAAGACCATGAGAAGGCATACTCTGAACTTAAGGAGCGAATCGAAACGAAGATCAAACTCCACAAGGCTGAGTGCCGATGAGTAACTTTGATCTGGCGTTCAACTACACAATGGATTGGGAAGGCGGGAGCAGATGCACCCATGACCCCGCTGACCCGGGGGGGACTACGAAGTTCGGGTTGAGCGCCCGATACAACCCGGGCGTGGACATCGAGAACCTTGACGAAGATGCAGCCAAGAAGATCTATCAGGAGAAATACTGGGAACCCTATCACCTCGAAGATATCGTCAACCCAGTCATGGCAATCAAACTGTTCGATTCCATCGTTAACCCCGGGCCTGGGGCAGCGATAAAGCTTGCGCAGCAAGCATCCAACGAGAATGGACATAGGCTTGCAGCAGACGGGAACTTAGGACTCGCTACAATCGCTTCCCTAAACTCACTAGATGCTACTGCATGGGTAAAGAGTTTCTGTGCCCTGCTTAGTTCTTGGTATGAGGCCCGTCCAGACAGTCCCATCAAGACTCAGGATCTTCATGGCTGGCTTAGAAGGGCGAACTCCGTTCCTAGTGTAGAGGGTTGCTGATGTGTCAGGATTCGATCCCTACTGGGAACAAGAATACGATTGGGATTATTTCCCGGTTTATTCCACATCCATTCGCTTACCTCAAGAGCCTGGCGAATGCGATGACGGAGGACAAGAGCGGGGACTTCGTAGTGCTAGCCTCCTGTTCGTCCCTGTGCGCTGCTGTGATCAAGCTTGCCTGGCAGGGGGATAAGGCTTCGACTGCCTTGGGGATTTCCGTGGGCGGGTTGGTGACGCTGGCTGGGTATGCCTTCCATCGGGATAAATCTAATCAGGAGATCAATGCAGGGAGGAATCAGTGATCGCAGAGTTGAAGCATGTGGCTATCGCGGTAGCAATAGCAGGAGCCATCGGGACCGGCGTAGGGCTGGGTCTGGGGTGGCATATGTATCACTCGAAGCCGATTGTCCAGACGATTGCGGAAGCCAAGAGACAGGCCGATGGGAGCCTGGAGTTGAGTCGAATCCCAACGTCAAACGACTCACTCCCCCCAAAGCAGATCATCCCCAAGGGGGACAAGGTTCTGCGCGAGATCGAAGTGAAGGTTCAGCCGTCAAGCGCGGGGACAGGGCAAACGAATGGATCAGGCCCAAGGGAAGACGCGAAGTCGGACCCCCCAGTTACGCTGGACCTAACGCTAGTTAAGGAACCCGACAATCAGGAACGGGTGATTGCTTCATCCCCTGATGGAGAAGTGATCAGCGGGATCGACATCCCTCTCCCCGATGCCTACGGGCCTACCGTCAAGGTCACTCCCTGGGCCGCAGGGGTGGGTTACACGGTTGACTGGATGAACGGGCGCAGAGATTGGAAGGGAGCCGTGGCGAGGGATCTAGGGCCGTTCCGGGTGGAAGCAATCGTTGGGAAGAATGACCTGACTGGGGTTCTGTCCGTTCGCTTCTAGTATTGTTTAAACAAGATCATATTTTCAGGCAAAAGAAAAGGCCCATCGCTGGGCCTAATTCTTTGTTCGCGAACAGTTTCAGGCAGCACCGGGAGGTAATTTTTGCGCCCAAATTGCGGTTCTATTTTTAAGGGTGGAAAGCCAGCCTATAGAGCACCCGCATTCATTTTTTATCTCCCTGAAAGTGCGACCGGCATCTAGCATTTGTGATGCGCTAACGATCAGATCATCCCGCTGGATAGCAAGGGAAACAATTCGAGTCCCATTTAACCTATGGTCCGTTCTGTCGAACCAATACTGTTCCCTAACCGACTTCTGGTTATCTGGAATATTTGATTCAAGAATCGTGAATTCCCAATCCTCAAGTTTAGAATCACCCCATGCCTTCTGCAATTTCTTGCTTGAATGATTGTGCGATTTCAACTTGGTGATGTGCTGGCCCCACCTAGTGAACGGTGAATCATTGCCTGTGCAGCCAACATAGCCTTCGCCACTAATCTTCTTGCAGATCGAATAGACTGTAGCCACTTAACTCCTAATCTCTATGCCGTGAACAAGCGTGAAAGTTGAACTAGGTTTCGATGTGGGATTCCCATTCGGGCCTTAGTCCCCCACAGTCACAAGGCTGCGTCACCGCAACATGCTCCTGACCGCAGACCCCGCAGGTATCGTCATGCCAGGTAGCAACCCCAAAGTTCCTTCTCCCATACCTGATTCCACACTTGCCGCAGATCCAGGCTGGGAATTCAGTCTTCGGTTTCTTTGACAACCTTCTTCCTCCTTGCCGGTTTAGCGGGGGAGGGTTTGGGAATGCAAACCGGGATAGATACGTCCCCATCTGAGAAACTATCCATCCATCGGAGGGCCGTGATGGTGTAGATGGCATCTTCCTTCTCCCATACCTGCATGATTGGATCGCAGGTTTCATCGTCTACCCGGCAGATCTGATAGATCTCAGGCTCATCATCCGGGTCTTCCCTTACTTCCTGTAGCCTCCAGCGATTCACTCATCCTCCAGCCGCTTGATTGCCCAGTTGATGTAGTCCCGGCACTTCTCAAGATCATAGATGGCGGGGCCTTTCTTCCCCATCCTCCAAAGGTATTTCAGCGCCGTCAGCCGACAGAACGCTACGAACTCTGCCTTGGATGAGATGGATCGCATCGCATCAACGCACTCAATCCCCCCGGGTTCCTGATAGTGCGGAGGGGTGCAAGGTCCGTCCCATCCCCCGGCCCATTCTTCCTGCGTAGCAATGATGCTAGTTTCGTGCTTCAAGCAGCCCTCCAACTAATCCAGTCACTTCTAGATTCTTGATCGTGCTTCCCGCCCAACTTCACAGCCATCTGGAAGGTGATCCCATTCTTGGGATGGGTTATCCAGAGTGCTTGCTGCGGGATTTCAAACCCAAAATTCCCAGCGTAGGCATATTCGTTATACCCAATCAGACTTCCATTGACGATGAGCCTCTGCATCTGGATCAACTGATGCCAGTGCCCAAGGATCATGCAGGTATAGTCCATGTCGATCTGTGCGTTCCTGCTGCGCTTCTTATGGTCGCCTCGAATGATCGGCCCAAGGCACCCGATCAACCCATCCCCGCCCCTGAACTGGTCGCCATGAGTGAGCAGGTAGCGTGTGTCGTAGACACTGTAGAGCGCATCAGGCCCATCGGGAATATGCATGGTGATGCGCGGATCATTCTCGAAACGCTTATCCAGAAGGCAATACAGCAGCCAGTCGAAGGATGTGTGATGCCGGTTCTTCGCCTGGATCTTGACCGTGCTTCTTCCATGATTTCCGGTAACGCACGGGACGAACACCTTCCCATAGCGATCAGCCAGCATTTCAATGGCCCAGGACATCACCCCAAACAAGTCCACTAGCGAAGCCATGACATTCACTTCGTTAGTCTCAACGAGTTCGGGGTGAATAAACCCACTCATCATGTCCCCTCCCAAGGCAAACACGATCCCAGGGTATTCAGGATTAACCATGTGATTGTCGAGCAGATCAATCGTCTGGGAGATCAAGGCCCTTACCCGCTCATGCGCGATCTTGAGGTTGAACTTGTTCACCCCCCCAATCTGTGACGGATCTACGACTTCTGCCCAGTGCCAATCCGAAGCGAACAGGGTGGGAACCCCCGGGGACTTAGCCATCCCGCTCTCAACCTTGGTGAGCCAAGAGGGGACGGGGGGTTTCACATGAGCAATCTTCAGGATCTCATTGCGGATAACAGTCTCAGAAAGCTTCTCCTTCTGAAGCTTATTTACCTCCATTTGGAGAAGCCTGATCGACTCCTGAGACTGGTCGGGTGGCTTAGGGACAAGGGGCGTTATGTTCGGCTGGGCAGGGTCTTTCGCCCAACGTCCTGTTGCGGCATCTCTCACTAGGCGACTTCCTCATCTGACTGTTGCGTTTCAAGATCGACAATCCCGGCATCAAGGGAGATTGTTTCACCCTGTAAGAACCTGAAGGACTTGAGTTTGTAGGATTCGCAGTCTCGAAGATGATCAATCCTCACCACCACCCCTTCGTCTGGGAGGCCGGGAGATTCCTTGCAGTCCTTCTCCAGATAAACCTCGGACAACATCTCAAGCAGAGGCTTCCCTTCCTTGCGCTGCGCATAGGCCCAGGCATCAGCCCGTCCGTAGAAGTATTCCTCCACCATCTCAAACCCATACTTCGCGCAGAACTCTCTCATCTGTTCCCAGGAAAGTTCAAGCACAAGTGCATAGGGATTAGTGAGCGTCACCCGGTAGATGGCAAGCTTGTGTTCGCCTGGCTTGCATCCGTAGGAGTAGTCCTTCTGGATCGCTGTGCCGTCCTTCGTGAACCCAACAATCTCTCCGTAGATCGTGTAACCCTCGGGCAGGAGATGCTCAACTTCCTTTGCCACATCTCCCCAGATATCTGATGGGTACCAGTGCGAGGCTGATTGGGAAACACTATTGACTGTCTTGATCACCTTTCGGCTAGAACAGACGATCCCGTATTCAGTCTGCTCAACCTTTATCCCCAGCCAGGCAGCAATCTTTTCCTTCCAATTCAGCGTTCGCTTAATCAAAAGGTTCCCGATCACAATCGAAGTGCCATGGATCTTCCGGCTGATCGAGAAGATCGTTTCAGGGACGATGCGATCCATGTTCTTGCGAAGCTGCTGAGTGTCAGGATGGAAGCGGAACTGATCAGCGACAATCAGATCAATCTTGTTCGTAGTGCGCTTCTTATCCCCCTTGGCGGAAGGAACCCTCCCATTGCGCTTGGGGACGTACTTCTTGCAGATCGGGATCCCCTCCCACTCATCGAACTCCAACCCGATCTTTGGGTCATAGGCCGAAACCCCCAGTGCTTCCAGGCTGCTCAACCCAACGAAGAATCCCTCGCTCTTATGGCCGCGCAGTCTCACCGCACGAACCCGTCCAGACTCCTCGAACAAACCCTTCGCAGTAGGGTCAACGTTCCCCCACTCAGGCTTGCGGTAGAGGTTGTTAAAAGAAAGGAACTCTTTACTTAACGCAACCTCAAGGGGGAAGAACAACCCCACCGTCCCGGACTGCGTATCCTTGGACACGATCACTTGATTCCCGAAGATCATTGCGGCTTTGAGCCGGTCGCACCCAGGGAGATCCTTGAACTCTTTCAACTCAACTACTGTCGCGCAGTAATTACTGTTAACTGGAGGCTTCATCCTGCTCCTTGTCATGTTTTATGTCAGAAAAACTAGGCGATTCTTTTGACTACGGACAGGCGCGTAACCTTCATCGAGTTGTCCCACCAGATGACAGGCTCAACATCCTCCTCAATCGGGGAGATCTCATCGTAGGTTCTCCATACCCCGTCATCGCCTTGGTTGGGAGTCGGCGGGAACTTGCCCGTAACCCTACGGATGCGAGTCTTTTCCTCATCTAATTCATACTCTGAGTTCTCAGTGAAGAATCTGATCATGCTATCTCCAGGAATTGAATTCATGGACTGCCGCTTCTATCACCCCAACGTTGAACTTGTATTTCTGCCGAAGCAGTCCGACATACTCAACCCGCATCCTGTTCCACCCCTCATCCGAAGGGCGCACTCCCTTGTCCAGCCAGTGCTTCCAGAGCGTCCTGGTTTGATCGAGGAACTTGTGTTGCTTCTGCCCAATCGTGCGGGTCACAGATGCATCATGGACTCGAAGCTGCATCAATGGTTCAGCCACATACCCCATGTCGTAGCACTCTCCTATTTCCATCCACAAGGCCCAGTCGATGAAGAATGGGGCATAGGAGATGCGAGACAGATAGTTGACGCATCCCCTTCTCCACACGGCAGCGTTCATGGGGATGCAGCACCCAACGATCAGCCGCTCTAGCGTCATGGCACGGGAGGGATGGTCCTCCTCAAACTCTTTGCCCAGCAACTTCCCCGCAGGCTCCCCGTTGGGGTCGATCACTTCAGCCGGTCCCCACACCAGGCCGATGTTAGAGTCCTTGTCCATGATCGCAGTCTTGCGCGACAGGTTCCCGGGCTTCATCCGGTCATCGTCACTCCAGTAAGTGATGTAGTCTCCCTTTGCCCGCTTGGCGAGGAAGGTAAAGGCGTCTTCGACGGGAGCGTTCGTGATGGAATAGAACCCCTGGATCTGCTTCCCGTAGGAGTCCAGAACCTCCGTTGTTTCTTCAGTGGGATCGTTGTAGAGAACCAGTATTTCTTTGTCGCAATCTTGCGCAAGCACAGAGTCGATGGATTCTCGCAGCCATTCGGGACGGTCATGGGTGGGAAGGATTACTGAAGTAAGTGTCATTCTTCTCCCAAGAAAAAAGCCAGGAGGACTATCCTCGCTGGCTTGATTGGTGATGGCTTTAGGGACCATCGTGAGATTGAACTACCCGTATGTTCGGACGGCTCGGGTTGACGCCAGAGGTTCGATCACCCAGCCCTTGTTTAGACTCGGTAGGCTTCACGAGTTTTCCATTCCCCATTCCCAAAGCGTCCCCTGGGCGATCCATGTCAGTTCATGTCGGAGGGTCATCGTCATAAATTGCGAGAGAGCCTAGCCGGGGATATTCAGATTGGCCCCCCTGCCGTTATTCAGGCCGCAGGGGTGTCGGGGCTCATGCACTGTGAGTGCTGCCGGACGTAGGGGGTTACTTCCCATGCCTATCACGGTGGCTTTACTGAGTACAGTTCGCTCTGGCCGCGCCACCTGGATACAATTCCAGGGGCATTCCCCTCTCGGGGGTTTATCACCGTGAATCTTATTCGTATTCCTATTACGTTATTGTTCTGTCAATGACCCGCTTCAAGATGATTGTCTAAATAGGAAGGGAGTTGTCAATACCCCTCCCTATCCATCTGCCGAATTACTTCCATTGGGGGGATCGTCCCGTGCCAGTCATCGGAGATCTTAACCCCCACCTGATGCGCTGGGCCTTTCGCTTCTACATTCGAGGGGGAGGACCGGGTAATCTCCCAAGCCTTCCCATCCTTATCCCTAGCCAGCATTCGGGAAGGGGCATTCAAGTTCATGCTTCCTCCGTATCATTTCGTTAACAGTAACGAGAAGATCTTCCTGCCTCCCGTGCGCCTTCTCCCAGGATCTAGGCCCAGCGTGATAGGCCACGCCAAAGCCCCCGGTCTGATGATGTGGGCCGCAGAGCGGCAGAACATGTTCATCATCATTGCGGAGGCTTCTAGCCCGGTTGCTTCCCTTTGTGTGGTGGATCGCTGCTGGACTGAACAACCCAAACTCTAATGCACAGACGATACAGCCTAGAGAAGCAACATCATCTAGCCTGTCAGACAAGGCAGTAGCGTTTCCAATCCTGGGCTTCCCACCATTTCATCATCAGATACAGCTTGATGCGCTTGAGCAATGGGACTCCTAGCTAGGGGTGGGGACGGGCACTTCAACCGCAGGGATCGGCAGGGTGAAGATGTAGTCGCACAGAGCGGCCAGAGCGTTCACGTTGTCCTTGCAGCCGTTAAAGAGTTCATCAGGGGTAGCGAACTCAGCGTTGTAGTTCGGGATGACGATCATCTATTTGCCTTTCTTGGCGGGGAATTCCTTCATGATTTTCTTATCGGCCTTCAGGTCTGCGGGACTACCTTCCTTCAGACCTTCCTTCTTATCCAGCGCCTTATCAACCTTCATCGCCTTCTTGCTGGCGTTTTTGCTCATTCCAATCTCTCGCATTGTTCCTCCGAAGGATAGTTTAGCAACCGCCCTATGCCGCTGCTTGCGTTATCTTCTTGATCACAAACCGGACTACGTGCCGAAGCTCGTCCAGATCTGTCCCATATAACCCTTCCTCGATTACCCTTACGCCTGGCACATCCTGCCTGATGTAGACGAACCTCGCTATCTTGCGATGGTCCTTCTGCCCAACGATGCAATCGGTGAGAAGGAACGTCTTAGGCAGGGCATACTGCATCAGTTCAATTAGGGTTTCCCGTGCGTCTATCTGGCGTTCAATGTCAGGTTTGAAGGATCTCTGCTGCCCGCCCGCCACTAGGCTGCTTCCTCAATTACCCAGTCGGCCTTCTTGTTCTTCCTGGTGACGAGAACGAAGGTGAAGATTGGGAACTGCTTGATGCTCACCTTCCACTTCACCTTCCAGTCATCCGTTGGGAACCCCTTCGTTTCGTGGAACTCCAACAGCCCATCAGGCTTCTGCACTAGGAAGTCAGGGGAGTAGGTGCAGCGGTCAGCCAAGACAAGTTTCATCGGCTCAAACCACCACCCAGCAATCTCCCCCTTCAATTTCTTGCCCTCAAGCACTTCAGAATAGTCACGCTCCAAGGTGTTCATTTCCCCAGGAACATGGCGCTTCCCCCTAGCCATTACCCTCTTAAACAATATGCCTCCAATTAGGGCATTATCTGCCCTCGGTTTTTCTTCGCACAAGCCATGTAGCCTCGGATGAAACAGATGCAAGCCGTTATATCACTCGCATATTCCTTCTCTAGCCCCATAGCCATGCATGTTTCCTGAATCTTTTTAGTAGTAGTGCGATGTTCAAAACGTGTTTCCATCCAGTCGTCAACAAGTTTACCCAATACTTTAAACTCTGAAGCCTCCATGGACCCTCCTTTTCTTAATGGACTGCCATTATATATCACGATGCTAGCTTCGCCCCATAGGCCAATCTCCCATGTTCCAGGACCGATCTCACAATACGCTTGATGTCATCCTCTGCAAGCGGGGGTGAGTTGCGTGTTTCATTCCATGGCAGGAGCAAACTTAGCCCCTGCTCAAAGGTAAGCCCGAAGTCCCGCACAACACTTGCCGCTACCTGATGGGTATGGCAGTCCCTAGCGCCCTTCCCGGCCCCGTCAATGGCATTCAAATACTTGTCTGCGCGAGTCATACTATCCTGCGCGACCAACCCCCTAGGCAGGGGTTGCTTGGCGATCAGGGTTGCTACTCGCTTGGGCTTGGGGAACCACTCATGTTCATACACCGGGAGGTCATGGACACTAACAAGATCGGCCCCGTCATCCAGCCGATATACATACCCTGATTCATGGATGGTCCCCAACCCAGTGGTCTTCCCCCCGTCCCCAAGAATGTCGATGGAGAGGGGGGAGTGTTCCTGCTTCAAGTGCCGGATCTCGACACTCTGCGCAGGGTATCGGAATAAGAAGTGCATCCCACGGGAAGTGCGAACCCGGAACGGGGAAAGCGGGAGGTGCAACCGGCAGTGGTTGATGGCTGTAACATCATCGGCATCCACCACCACCAGTCCCGCTTCTCGCCCCGTGACAATCCCAATCCCGGCATCAGGCCATCGTTCCCACCACTCTGAGATGAGTTCAAGGCTTACCCTTTCTGTCTGGAATCTTTTCCATTTAACGAGCGGAGCCTTGTTCTTCTCGGGGATCGGGTTGTAGCCGTGGTCCCAATAGTCGAAGGCCCAGTCGATTGGGTTAGACATCAGCAACCATAGCGTTTCGATAACGCTTGCACTCCCGGTTGAGTCCCTGAATCTCAGCCTTACGCAGAGTCTCGTTCTCGACTTCGAGCGTGATGATGCGGGTCAGCCGGTCATCAGCCTGGACACGCGACTTCTCAAGCGCAGCCTGAAGCAGCTTGATCCGCTTGTTCAGGGGGTTCGACTCGCACTCCTGCTCATGGGCCTGGCAAGTAGCCATCAGCGTAGCAACATCCCCGTCACAACCCTCCAAGAAAAAGGTCTCCCCGCAGAACTCACACTCGTAAGCCCATGGCTTGTTCTCAATCGCCTCATCCATCCAGGCGGAAAGCATCTCCGCATAGGGCATCACCGCTGCCCCAAGCATCTTCCCCAGCACCTCCTCGCATTCCTGGTCGGACACTTCATCTTCCTGCCCAATGCCCAGGTCTTCCTCAATCGCATCCAGGCGGGATTCGATGTCCATAAAACGGTTGAGCGTTTCGAGTTTCATTAAGCCGCCTTTAGGTCGGTTGTAGTCTGAGTAAAACGACACAGGCTGGGGTTGAAATACATATGCACCAGATCCCCTCGCTTGCCCCCACGATTCTTGGCAATGCGACAGGCAATCACCCGGTCATCCGGGGTAGGAGCTTGGGCCTTCGTGTTCCACATCAACAGGGCGAAGTCTGCGTCCTGCTCAAGATTCGAGGTTTCCTTCAAGTCCTTCAGCCTCGGCTCGAAGTATTCATCCGTCTGCCGGTTGAACTGTGCGACGAAGATGACGCAGCACTTCAGATCCTTCGCCAGCATCTTCGCGCCCTTTGAAATGTGCCCATAAGATGCAGCACTATTCTCCCCCTTGTTCTTCTGCGGGGGTTCCATGAGCGTGAAGTAGTCCACCACTACGTAATCCAATGGGGTTACGGAATGGACCTGGCGGATCTTCGCATCTAAGGCAAACCAATCCTGCCCAGCCCCGCACGTAATGTTCAGGCAGTTATCCGCTGCGTCCAGATGGCGCTGGTCGAAATACATCTGCTTGGAATTATTCAGGATCTTCCAAGACTCTCTCCCTGTCCAGTTGGAAAGGCGGCGCGAGTTGATCTCGGCCTCCTCCATCTCAAGGCTCACCACCAACCCTCTCCCGCCTCGCACGGCAGTCTGCTGCGCAAGTTGAAGACAGAAAGAAGTGTTATGGGAAACGGTAAAGTCTCCCAAGAGAAACAACCCATCTCCGCCCAACTCAAATCCAAAGTATTCCCCGTCCCCTATGCTCTCTACTTTGAATCCCGTCTGATTGGCTGGGTATCTACGGGGATGTGGCGCGGCAACCTTCCTACTGACGATGGTGGGAATTTCCTCTATCGCACCGCATATATTGATGCGCCAGTAAACACCACTAAACCCTATTGATTTAATAGTGGATACCTTAGTTACCGCAGAGGCATAAAATCCCAAACTCCGGGCCAGAAATAAAATGTCATCCTTTAGCCCATCGTATTTCGTAGAAATCTCGAAGCAACTTCGCCCCCTTGGATCCATATAGCCATCGGTATCCAGCAACCCTGCCAACATGCGGAGTCTGGAGTAGCGTGAGTTGATTAGGTAATCCTTGGGGATACGCTTCTCCCCATTCACCCTGCATTTTTTCAACTCGTTCCATACGGGATTGGGAGATCCCTTCGGGGTTGTCAACGTGCAAGTGGGGCACTTCCCGGGTTGGTGCTGCTGTTTGAAATTAACTCCGGTAGATCTCGCCTGGGACTCAATGTAGTTAACAATCTCTAGGTCAGGACAACAAATTTTAGGGGCATTGTAGGACCCATCTCCTATCCATAGGCCGACGAGATAAGGATCTAAATTGGTTTCAATCTCATCCCAGTCGGCACCGGCTCTCCATAACCGGAGTCTCCGCCTGGTCCCCTCCCCCAATTTCAGGTAGGAGTCCACGGATAGGTTGATGGTATCCCCGATATTCCAGGTCTGCGTCCCACACTGGCAACCATGGCTCACAACAAGTGACAGAATATGCGAACGGTTACAGACAAAGGAATCCCCCCTGACGGGAGTGATGCGGAACATTTCTTCCCGCCCATGCCCTAGCGCGAGAATTGTTTTCGCATCATGGCAAGCCCCCATGAGGACATCGCCAACCGCCAACTGCTCAACCGGTACGATAGAGCCATCGTATTTAATAACGGGGGTTCCCTTCCCTAGGCACTTCCCAGCACTAGTCATTGCTGCGACTACCCCAAATCTCCCGGCCCCCATGCGAACGACACTGTCGATGTGGAAGATCTTCGTGAAGACCTTGTTCTTCGACAACTCGGGAGCCAGCAACGGATCCCCGGCCTGAAGTGCGATCATAGACTCGCGCAGGGTATTGACCTGGAGCTTCCCGACATCAGCCTGGCAGATCAGATCGGACACGTTCTTCGCCATTCCCCCAGCCAAGGCAAGGGGATCCTCCTCACTATCGATGACCCGCTGCGCCTCAACTTTGATACAACGTCTAAGCCAGTCACGCTTGAGAGCAGAGAAGGCCAAGTCAAGATCAACCGTCCCTCCCCGCTCCATCGACATCTCATTGATCGAGGCGGCGGCAGTCTCACCCCATCCATATGCCCCAAGAATAGCTTCCTTCGTTGGGGCAACGCCACTAGCCACCACATCCTTGAGTGCCTGTGCCAGCACCTTGTAGTGCGAGGACACGAAATACTCAGGCTTGATGTCCAGCAGCGTTCGCTTCATTTCCTTGCTAGTTGCCTGGGCCATACAGGCTTCCAACAGAATGCTTTCAGAACTCAAGCAGCGCCTCCCACAGACTTCCCCCACGGCACTTCCATGGATACATCCCGCACTCCCACTCGCCCTCGTAGTGCTTGCAGGTTGAACAGACCCGTTCAGAACTCATCCGGCTCCCCAACCAACGGGCGGAACACGGGCTTCAGCGGGGCAGGGGCATCCAGCCTGTAGCCTTCTTCCCCCAGCCACAGATCCAGGCGAGTGACATACTTCGTATTCTCCATGAGCGAGATAGCTGCCTCTAGGATCGTCCTGGCATCAGTCCCCCCATCAACGGCTGCGCGGAAAGCGAAGGCGGCATGGCGAGGCTTTTGGCACTGCGCACGGGGCCAAATCTTCATCAGTTCCCAGAAGGCGAAGTAGGGAGAAGACTCATCCTCCCCGATGATCTCGGCTAGAGTCTCCTGCTTGAACTCCTCCGACTTCTTTTTCTTCTCCTGCGACTTGAGCGCCTTCTGGCAGTCCTTCAGGGTGATCCCCAACCCATCCAGGAAATCCTTGAGGCTCAAACTTGTGGTGGGCATCCCCGCGATCTGGTCATACCATCCCGTGATATCCACCCTGGCGGCAGTCGGGGTGAAGGTGATCTCAACCCCCTGGCTATCGCTTCCCCCATAACGTTGCTTGATTGGCATTCGTCCCTCCTCTCATATGAACATCTTAACGATAATAATTGCGAGGTAGATTGCTACGAGTAGCACGAACCCCTGCCTTATGAAATCTGAGAACCCTTTTTCGGAAGCCATGGCTTACCCTTGTAAGGCTTTTTCTTGATCAATCATTCACCTCGATAAAGAAACTGATCATCACCAGTCCCCAATAAAGGACGAACACGAACCCGGCCAGTAGGCTGCATATGGCTACAACCCACTCAATAATCTTGAGTGCCATAGCTACAACCCCACTGCATTCTTGATCTTCTGCCAGAAGGAAAGTCGCGGAGTAGGCTTCGCCTTTCGAGCCTTAGCGTTGGCCCGGCTGCGCTGCTTATATACTTTCCCGCACTCATTGCAGTAGGACTTCAGCCCGTCCGTATGATTCTTGTCGGTAGCGAACTGGTTGAACGGCTTGCACTGGTCGCACTGGCTGCAACGCTTGACGGGGACATTGATGGGCCTGTCGGCTGGGGCCTCAGTCAGAGAGAAAGTGATCTCCCCGATCCGCTCCCCACCGATCACAACCTCCTCAACCGTCTTACCCATGGGTACGGGCAGATCGACAGGACTGGGATCCTTGCGGAGTTGCGCACTACGCTTGACCTGGGCCTTGACGCACTCCTTGCACTCGCTCCTCAACCCATCGGAATTGCGGCCCTTGTAGAACTCAGTCAGAGGCTTAACCTCCCCACAGGTGCGGCACTTCTTGGATGGGATGGGTGGCTTTGCCTTAGCCACAATAGCCTTCGCCTTCTCGATGGCAGGGCAGGTGATGGCAGGGGGAGGGGGGACCACCTTACGATCAACCTTCGCCCCCTGCTCCATCCTCCAAACCCTAACCCCACCTACGACAACCCGGCACTCGAAGTGCTTCCCGCGGATAGCCTCAAGTTCCTTTGCCTTGTCCTTGATCTCCCGGGCCTTCGTGACGGCATTCTCCCGATGAGTCGGGACAAAGAAACTCTGCCCATCCTTCAGGTCCATCCAAGGCATAACGGACTTATCCATGTGCTTCTGGAGCGGGACGTTGCTCTCCAAGGTGTAATTCAAAGTTCCTCCGATTGGGAAAGAGTGGCGGGAACGAACTCCTCGCATTTGCGACGATGCTTCCCGTCAAATCGCTTGGGATACCAGCCCTCAAGACACGGGGTAATGAACCCCGTGCCATCAGGACCAGTGCGAACGTTCTGGCAGTCTTCGCAGGTATGGATCATTAGAACGGAACGTCCGAATCAGTGCCAGTCGCTTCCCCGTGCATCATCTCTGCGCTCTCCATGATCTTGTTCTGGATCCACTTGGGAAGCTTCTGAAAAGCCTGATTGTCCCCCAGGCTATACACCATCTGCGGGTTGGCCGGGGCATCATCGGGGATCTTCTGGCCCTTCATGAGCGGGGTGACGGTAGCGATATTCACGTAGGTCTTATCTCCCACGATACTCTCCACCAGATTCACCAGGCAGCACGTTCCGATGAGCTTGGACAGATCGAAGGTCTTGGCCTTCGCGTCATCCATCCTCGGGACGAGCATGTTGAGGATCTTCTTCCTCAACCCAGACTTCTCGTGGACGGAAAAGGCGAACGTCTCACCCACGCAGAAGGGCTTCCCGGCCAGATCTCCCTGAGTCATCAGGTCCAACGGAAGCTCGAAGTCGATGCGGATCTGCCGCTGCATCTTGTCGGGCGCACCCTGGAAACCCTTCTTGAGATGAGTCCCCAGTTCCGCGATACGGAAGATCCGCGCCATGCTCATCCCCACCGGGGGATTCTCACGGATGAAATTAGCGTTGTTACTAGACGGGGCATAGAGGCCCATGTGATCTCCTTGTGCTGCCATCGCAGCGTTAATTGCCCCTTGTGGGGCGGGTTGAACTAACCCCTGATCGTGAGGTTGTGCTTCGTTCCCTCAGTGACCCGCACCCCAGGGATTTCTTCCCCGGCCTTGATAGCCTTCTTCGCATCGGCCAAGCGGAACTCAGGCTCGACCTCCTTCCAGAACTTCGCCGGGATCTTCGCCAGATCTACAACTTCAACGTCCATCGTCTTGATGTCGGAGGTATAGACAGTCCATTCGCCCTTGTAGTGCCCCTGGCTAACGGTATCAACAACGTTGGAAAGGACTTCGCGCATGTAAGCCACAGTCTTCTCTAGCGCCTTTTTTTTCTACGAAAGCTGATTGGTGCGCTTCTGGATGGCTGCGATCCCAGCGTCCTGCTCCTGGATACAGTTCACCCACTGGTCGATAGCTCCCGGCCCCTCATGTTTAAACGATTCAAGCTGTTCCAGGAGTTCAGGCGTGGGTTCTTCCCCTGCCATGATCGTCACGGTCAGTTCTTCCGCAAGATCGCTCCACTTTCTATCTACGTCAAAAATTCTCATGCTATGCCTCCCTGAGTGCGTTTTTGATTTCTTCCCAATTCTGCGACACAAGCCACCCGATCTCTACGAAGTCGCAAACCCCGTCAGGGATCGTTCCAATGTTCGCTTCTACCCGTTCCTTCCAGGTCTGCCGGTCATACTCACGACCCCCAGTGAGGACGGGAACCCACGGTGCCACTAGGCAACCCTCTCGTTCTCTGTTCCCATGTGCCCAACAACATCCTCGATGATCTGCTCCTCCTCGGCTTCAATCTCGGAGATGATATGGTCGATCTCCAGCATATCCATTTCGTCGTTGTCCCCATTCTTGAGGACGAACTTGATCTTGTCCTTCAGTGTGAAGTAAAGGTCTGAGAACATCGAATTACCTCCGGGGTAGTAGGGTTATGCGGTTAGGCCCATATCGATTGAGTCAAGCAATCGCTCAAGGGCATCGGTTGGGGATTCGTATTGCACCTTCGCGGGGACAATCTGGGGGGAGATATTGCCCCGCTTCCTTCTCCCGTCATTGACTTGCTTGATCCTGCAACGCTCCCCCCAATTTCGGCCTGGCAGGAGCGGTTCCTTACCGCTACAGATCGGGCATAGTCCTTGTTCTAGATACCTCTGCCGCTTTGCACTATGCCAAAAAGTCATGCAGCCTTCTTGTAGGAGAGAGTATATCGATGGGAGAGAGAGAAGGAATGATTAATCCACGTTCCCCCCTCTCCTTCACAGCGATCACAGGGTGTCCAGTAATAATCAGGGGGTTCCATCGGATCCCAGCAACTACGAGGTAGTTCGTCATGACCGCTAGACCCCCCGCAGGCCGGGCATTCCTCCCATCCCTTGTCTCTGGGATCGGCAAGTTTGTATTTCACTTCTTCACCCAGCACTGTTCCTGCTGCACATACCCCAGCGAAGCCATCTTTGTTTCGTGCGCGTAATACATCCCCGTAAGCAAGAAACTGATCACACCCACCCCCCCGATAGCAATTCCAATCACCCAGCAATCGTATTTATTCATTTCATCTCCTTCGAGAGAGTTTGAACTGCTGATTTAAGTGCCCCATCCCAGCCAGCGGCATAGGCGAGTTGGATCTGCGATTCGAGGGCACGGATAACCTGGATGGCCTTGACGCTCATAGCGTCCCTCCTTTTCCCCAGGCAACCCGTGACCTCGTCAATATCACTAGGCTGCATCAGTTTCTTCTTCCTTCTGCGGCTGCTGCGAATCAACCCATCCCTTCCAATAGGCTTCAACCTGATCTGCGATCTTGCGCAGTTTCTCCGCGCTGAATTCGTCGCACTCAAAGACAAATGACATATTGGAGACGGCGGAATAATTGGTGAGGTAGAGATAGGGGGCGCAGCGGGCAACCTGCTGCCCCTTGAACAACCCATCGTAAGCTTCCAGCGCAATGCAGGAATCCGCTTCGTTCTTATAACGCAAGGCAGTCATAGCTGCTCCTATTGGGGAAGAATTGAGGAGAATTCGATGAGTGCCAGGCCCATGCCCGCACACATCATTACTGCACCTAGTCCTACCCAAATGATCCTTGGGTAGCCGCATGGGATTGAAACTCGCAGTTCACTTGCCATGTGTAGCCTCGGCGTAAGCCCGTGTATATCCATCAGACTGTGTAGGGGAATACATGCACTCTCGGCATACTTTTTCCCCATCATCGCTATATAGGTAGAAACCCCCGCAATGCGGGCACGATTCATACATCGCTATCTCCTCAATTACCCCGTGAGGGGTGGGTTAATGGACATTCGTTATTCGGGTTCAATTTCTTCGGGCTGGCAGAGTTCTTCGGTGCCATCGAAAAAATGGATTAAGTAAATCCCGCGCTCGTAGGCGTGTTTCACGAACCCACAAGCAGAGGGGTCACGGATCAGGCGCACCGGGTCTCCGGGTTTGAACGGTTCGGGCACTGGGCACCTCCTGGACATCAGCCCTTCCGCATGGCGGCGAGGGCACGGGTGAGGTCAAGGGAGGCGCGACGAATGGCCCCCGTTTCTTTGGAACCGGAGAGATACCAGTCCTCCCCTTCGACAACGATTTTGGGCAACTGGTCGGTGTCGCGGAGTTCTTTGACCCGTTCTAGGAATCGCTTGGCTTCGATTTCAGCTTTCTTGATGCCGCTGGGGCGCATTGGTTCTCCGTTCTGGACAGCCTCATTCGGCTGGGGTGGATTTCAGAAATCGCCGCCGGGCCTTGGCCATCTGCTTCTTGGCCCAGCGGACGAATTTGTCAGGGCTGCATCCACGGTGGATTTCGTGGGCTTCCTTGCGCCAGTAGGCCCAGCGGGACTCGGACTTGCAGATGGGTTTAGCCACGCTGGCTCCTGGACAGTTACGGGTGAAGGGGCTTGCGGATCTCGTCTTTGATCCATTCCGCTTGCCGGGTTAGGTCGCGGTGCTGGATCTCCAGACCGCGCTGGGCTTCCTCGATCACGAGGATGGAACGGCTGACCATCGCCAGGACCATCTGCATTTCCATGACCGGCGTGGTGGCAAAATCCTTGGGGTCAATAGGTCCTTTGCTCAAGGTTTCCTCCTTCTGGACATCAGCCCAACAGGGCTTTGCTTGCGCGGGTTTCAGGTTCGGTGCAGCCAGCGGCGATGTCGATCAAGGCATCCTGGTAGCGGTCCACTTTTGCTTCAAATTCCTTGCATCGAACCGCAAGTTCGGTGATGCGGAGGTCGCGCCGGAGGTCGGATTCAGTTCGTGCCATGGGGTTCCTTTCTGGACAAGATCAGATTTTGGTTTCGTCCAGCTTGTGATCGCCGCACCAGTCGTTGACGAACACGACCGGGTAGCCGTTCATGCTCGGGGCATGGCGGCGGCAGCGACCGATACCAAAAGACCGGGCTGAGAGGGTGCAGGGTTCCTTAGCGACGAACCACATGCAGGTCGTGCACTTCATCCCATCGGAGCGGTGCTTCCAGGGATCGGATCCGGCTTGCGCAATCGCGCCTTCTTTGACTGCTTGCTTCTGGTTCATCAGGTCGTTTTCGGTGTAGTGCATGGTGGTCCTTTCTGGACAGTTACGCCTGGAGGGCGTGGTTGATGGTGATGGCGAGGTCGGTGAGGGCATCACCTGCGGCGTCCGTGCCACAGACGTTGCAGCACCCGTCCTCATCGAAACCAGTGATCCCGTCCTGGGGGCAGAATCCATACCCCTGTGCGATGAGGTTAGAAATCTCCTGGAGTTCCGCCCTGGCCTTCTGGATCTGTTCTAGGGTGCTCACGTTCTACCTTTCTGGCGCGGGCTGCGCCTGGACAAGATCAGGCTGTAGCCTGGATTTCAGCGGATTGAGCCAGCGAGAGCAGGAGATCCCGAAATTCGGGGGGGGTCCGCTGGCGTTGCTTGTGGGACTGGTTGGAGACGATGCCCCGGCGTCTGGCGTAGGCGTAGCCGTATTTCGCTTCGATGTGCGGGAGGATGCGCTGTTCGGGCTTGCCCCAGATCAATTCGGGTGGCATGGGGCCGACCAGGTAGAGCCAGGTCAACTTGGCGGCGGGGTGGCCGTAGTGACCCTGGGCGACCTCGCAGACCCAGCCATCCTTTCCAGCGGGGAACCACCCGGCGCGGGGCGGGATCGGGAGGCCGAAGTGGTCCCAAGCCTTCGAGTGGGCCGGGTGTTCCAGGACGCCCCCGAAGGACCGAAGGGAGGCCAAGGCTGAAGCGAAGCAGCCGCCATCGTCCCCAACCTCATGGGTGGCCCGGCCCATGCCGCCGTCCGCGAACCGCCCCCAGCGTTCACAAGGCGGGTGCGCGACCACTGGCCAAGGGCCAGCGTAGCGCCTGGCGTCCCTGGTCACATCCCAGGGGTCCACGCCATCCAGCCCGACGTAGCAGCCGGCGGTTTCCACGAACAGAGCAGCGATCAATTTAGGCTCCTGAATTTGGACAAGATCACGGATAGGGAACGTAGCCGTTCATCTCGTAGAACTCGGAAAGCCAATCAGGGATGCGCTCCAGTTCCCGAACCCTGGCGCGGAGTTCGTCAACAATCTGGGCATACTCCCTGATCGCGGTTTCGGCTGCTTCGAGGGGCGTCTGTTCTTGGCTCATGAGGATCTCCTTGGAATTCATTTTGCCGCGCTAGTCCAGGGATCTCCTGGACAGCCTCAACGGCTGGAAAATTTGGCGATCAGGTGGCGCAGCCAGAAGCCAGCCATCCAGCCAAAGAAGAAAATTGAGAGGTTGTGGAATGCTTGCTCGGACATGGTTCTCCGTTCTGGACAGTCACCCGAAGGGGGCGACATTGGCGAAGTCCCGTTGAAGTTCGGCATCAATCTCGGGACCGAAAAGATTGAGGATGGAGGCTCGGAGTTCACCGGCTTTCAACTTGTCGTTGTGGTAGGCGCAGAACATCATCGTGCTGAGTGCGATTTCTGCGCCCTTCCTGATGGTTGGTTGATCCACTGTCATCTCCTGGACAAGATCAGGCTTCGATCTCGACTTCGTTGATGTGGTATTTCACGAACAGCAGATCGCCGGAATTGCAGGACTTCTTGCCTCTGGTCCACTGGATCTTCTTGGGGCGACCATGACGGGCGTAGTCCTTCTGTGCGAACTCCTTGGCGGCATCCATATTGTTGAAGAACTTTTCCCAGTTGGTCCAGGTGCGCTCGGTCCCCATGGGACCACCCAGCCCAGTCAGGTTTTCGGAAACCAGTTGAAACATTGCGCCTCCTTGGGCGGGGTGATGCGGATAGACAGGTGCTACAGGGTTTCGCTGAGGTCAAGCTGTTCGCACTCGACCACGGCATCGTGCCCGTAGTAGCCGTTGTGGCTGTTGTAGGCGGTGAACTGGAGGACACCCCGGTTGGTCGTGAAATTCACGAACATGGTGCCCCCCTCGTAGAAGTCCTCCATCTTCTTGGGGACCAAGCAGGTATCCACCGTTTCGACAGAGATGAGGTCGGCACCAATGAACTGGTCGAGGTCGTCCTCGGACATGAAGAACCCGGTATGTTCACAGCAGGACTGCCCTTCGGAAATGCCCATGCGGATCACCTGCTTGTCGGTGGTGATCTCGAAGCCTTCCATGGTCCCGTAGGCATCCTTGAACTTCGACTTGAAACAGGCTTCCTTGATGGACTGGATGATCTCGCTCACGGCGTTCCTTTCGTGGTTGGGGTGGAGGATGGACAGTTACGGTTTCGGGTAAAGCTGGCTGGGAAGGCAGGCGCAAGCGAAGCGGGGAACCCCATGGACGGGGCAGATGCCGCAGAAGAAATGCCCCACTTCCCCGCCTTTCTCGCAGTTGGCGCGTTCCAGGTCATCGTCCTTCGGGGGGCGACCCATCAGCACTTCAAAATGCTTTGCGTCCATGAGGTTCTCCGTTCTGGACAGGATCAGTTTTCGTTAAAATTTCGCTATGTTGGTGCATTTTCAATTCTTAGGTCAAGGGCCGTCCGCGCTGGGTTCCGTGGTTCGGCTCCTCTGGAACCGCCATACCCTAATCAGCGTCCTTCCCATCCTGAAACGCATCCCCCAAGGCCAGGGCAATTTCATCCCGCAGCCGCCTATCGTTCCACTCGAAAAGATCCGCATCCCGTAGCAGCCTGGACGCGGCATCATGGTAGTCAGGCATCTGATATCCTCTCAGCATGAGGCTTTCGCCCCGTTGTATAACTGCTGTTGCAATTGCCCATGACAGGCGGGACAAGAAAAGTTAACTCGCATTCATCCTGCATTTGCCCTTCCCATCGGATTCTACTGGTTTAGGATAGACCCTTACCCTGCCAGGGGTTCAACGTGAGTGAGAATTAATGAGCCATAAGATCACCCATCTTCTGCCCCAATCCTGTGCCGCGCCGCGAACGGTCGCCGGCCGGTCCCAGCGGCTGCTCATGCTGCTCCTGACGCTGGAAGCCCTGGCAGGGACAGGCTGTTTCCGGGCGACCGGGCTGCAGCGGAACCCCATGGTCGCGGAACCGCTGCCCGAAACCGGAGGCGACCGGGTGAACGGGCTCAGGACCAAGGCCGGGGCAGGGGACCTCTACCTGGGCAACGACTTCATCCAGGTGGCCATCGACAGCGTGGTCTACGGCGACCCCTACCGCACGCCCCTGGCCGGGGCCGCCTCGGGCGGCAGCATCGTCGACGCGGGCTACCTGGCCCTGGACGCCAGCTACAACCGGGTGAGCATGCCGGGCAACGTCATGAACCGGCTCACCCCGGTGGTGAACCAGGATCCGGACCTGCCGGTGGTGTTCAACAGCTACCAGGTCATGAACACCGGCAGCCTGCCTTCCATCGCCATGACCGGCAGCCTCCTGGACAGCCAGAACAAGCTCGGGCGCGGCGCCGGCATCGTGCCGGGCGTCTCGGTGACCCACCTCCTCACCGTGGCCCAGCTGGACCGCTTCTTCACCGTGACCACCATCGTCACCAACAACGGCGCGTCTCCGGTGGGGATCCGCAACATCGGCGACAGCCTGATCCAGCAGGGCGGCGGCTACCGCTTCGCAGTCCCCGCCAACTTCGACGCCAGCGGCACCGCGCTGCCCACCAGCGACGGTCTCGGCCACGCCCTCTACCCCTGGGGGGTGCAGCTGGTGCCGGACGGCACCCAGGCGAACTCCAGCGATTTCACCCAGCCCCTGGCCACCAGCGTGCAGGCCCCCATGGTGGGCCTCATGAACACCGAGCCCGGCGCGAACGCCCAGGATTCCCACGCCAGCCTGGGGCTCCTGCCCCTGGACGCCGACCGACTGCTGGTGGCGGCGGACCCGCAGGATCTCCTCACCGTGAGCGCCACCCTCCGGCCGGCCTTTCCCCCGCGCCTGGTTGCGGGCAGCCTGCCGGCCGCCGGCAGCCTCGCCCCCGGCGCCAGCCTCAGCTACCACCGCCGGCTGTACATCCTCGGCGGCCGCAGCGTGGACACCAACCTGGTGGGCGGCCAGGGCCTGGCCATCAACTTCCCCAGCGGGTCCAACGGGCTGTTCAACCTCATGGATTCCGCGCGGTACTTCGACACCACCATCCGGCCGACCCCGGACATGGGCATGCTGACCTACACCCTGTCAGGCTCCTCCCAGCGGCAGGGCCCGCTGCCCACCGAGATCCGCATCGAGCGCAACGTCACCGCGGTGACCCCGGCCCAGGTGTCCTCCCAGGACGTCTGGCAGGTGCAGCGGGTGGAATGGTTCGAACCCAACGAGAACCTCGCCTCCACGACCGGACTGGCCCCGTCAATCCTGTCGGCCTGGCTGCCGGTGGGCATCTACCGTATGACCCTGCGCACCCGGACCGCCACCCAGACCCGGACCTTGTTCGAGAACATCAACGACCCCGACCGGGTGACCCTCCCCGGTCCGATCTGGATCCAGGCCGGGCAGACTTTCGTCGTGAACCCCCAGGACATCCTCTGCCCTGACGGCCTGGACGATCCGGCCGACCCCAACCAGGTCGGCGCCATCACCAACAACCCCTTCTCCACGATCTACTTCACCACCCGCGAGGCCAACGGGCCGGGGAACAACCTGCAGCCTCTGCGGCTCACCTTCCAGGGCACCGGGGGCACTCCGGATCCGGTCATGCGCAGGATGCGCACCCTCGGCAGCCTCTGGGATCCCGTCAACAACGTCCCGGGGCTCGCTCCGGGCGGCATTCCGGGCCAGTCCCAGTTCCGGGGCGGCAACGAGATGTTCGGCGGCGGCTTCACCGGCACGGTGCCCAGCACCTTCGCCTGGCTGCCCAACGGCGGCCGCTTCACCGTCTACGGCAGCCGGGGACCGCTGGAGCCGATCCAGAGCCAGGACCTGGCCGTCCAGGACGGCCAGACCGACAACAGCCGCGTGTTCACCGTCACCAACCTGGGCCTGCCGTCCGGATGGGCCAGCTTCGACATGCCGGGCCCCGGGCAGGCCACCACCGGGGGCTACCTTCCCTCGGAAAAGCTGGCCTCGGCCCTGGCCAACGGAGTGCAGATCGTCGCCAACACCGAGCAGGACCTCCAGGTCGACCCGTCAGGCCTGTATTCCGACTTCGAATACGAGTACGGCTTCAGCGTCCTGTCAACCTTCATGCGCCCGGCCAGCCTCAGCGCCGTCAACCGCCCGCCCGGCACCCCCTGCGGCGCGGAGCCCTTCGTGGTGGGCGCCCGCAGTTCGACCTTGGCCGGCAGTCCGCCCGCCTCAAGCTATGGCACGGTCACAGCCCTGTTCACCCCGGTGGCCGTCTTCGAGCGCATGGGCGGCGCGCAGGTCAGCAATGGCTGGACCCTCGCCGACTTCCTCACCCAGGCCCAGGGCCAGTTCAACGTCGTGCAGCGGCCCCGGGGGCCCAACGGCCTGTTCACCCTGCAGGGGGTGGGGCCGGCGCAGGGCCAGGTCCAGTCCTGGTGGAACAGCTGGTCGGGCCTTTCCACCGGCCCGCTGGCTTTCGGCAGGAAGAACGGCAGCTTTGAAGCCCTCGAACTGCTCCGCGCCGAGAGCCTGGCCTCGGCCGGCCCCACCAGCTGGTTCCAGGAGTTCCTCCAGGTCCGCTCGGACTGGTTCGCCCTGCTGAACCTGCAGACGCCGGCCAATTTCACGAAGGCTCTGGGCCTGTCCTCCGGCCAGTACAGCATCGACACCCCGGTGGGCCTGGC